CCTACTATCCTAGAATCCTCTATTGTTAGGGTTTTAAATTTTTCAACATTACCTAAGGTAAACGTAGTAGTTTTCTTTTGCCCTGAAAATGCTTGTATCTTCTTTTTTAACGTGTAACCTGTAGGGTTGTTGTTTTCTATATCTGTTATTGTTATCTCAGTAGGATCGTAAGAACTTGAAAACCTAAAATCAATACCTTTATTTAATAGAAATGTAGTTTTTGAACTTTCTGATGAAGTAAAAATTGTATCAGCGGATATGTTGGCTGCTGTTGCCCAGTTGGGTTGGTAGTTTGGAGATCCTAAAGTATCAATGGTTTGTGTTGCTTCTATTTCTACTTCCGATACTCCTGTTACTTTAGGTTTATACCCCATCATATAAGCTAATGAATAAAGATTCTTAGGGTCTTTAGCGTAAGTAAGATAGGTTTCCTGTAGTTGACTGTCTTGATAGAAAGATAGAATATCGCCTACATAAGCAGCCATCTCTATAAACATCATCCCGGGGGAGGTAGGAGAAAAATCATTATAGGTATCAGGGAAATAGTTTTTAGCGTATTCAACCAGTTGACTCCTAAAATCTGTAAAGTCTCTATTAACGTATTTTATATCTCTTTCTTCAGCCATTATTGTTCTACATCTACTGTTACTTGGTCTTCTATGTTACTGTCTATAATTCTATATTTCATATAAAACCTGACTGTGTGTGTATCTGGGTCGCTTTTTAATTCTATTTGAGTTGGGGATACCCGTGGAAAATAGTCTTTTACAGCATCCGTGATTACTTCTTTAACACCTTCTAAACTATCATTAGTTATATTTTCAAATAATAAAGATCTCAGGTTAGAACCAAAATCGGGGTTTAGATAACGCTCTCTTTTATTAGTTAAAAAAAAGTTAATTAGATTTGCTTTTATTGCATCTTTAGTTTTATATGTTCTGTTAAATACAGCACCGGCAGAGAATGGAATACTTACGCCCACACCTATGCTTGGAGTTAAATCTGATGGATCTATATGTTTTACGTCGTATGCCATTAAACCTTCTGTCTTGTTTTATCTTTCTCGTTAGAAGCATCAAATACTGCTTTTGCTTTTTTTACAAAATCTAATCCACTCAAATCTAAACCAGGCTCTGCTCCGGTCATTCCCATTTGAGAAGCCATGGATTGAGCTAGTGGTGGTTTTGCAACATTTGTTGAGTCCATACTAACTATTTGGTTATAGTCTTCTGGTGTCATGGATTGCTTAGTTATGTTAAGCATTTCCATTATTGGATCGTTAGTTGGTTTTTGAGCTTGCTTAGGTGCCGACCAGCTTGTTTGACCTGCTTTAGGGGCAGGTTGCATTTTAGTTGGTGCACTAGCTATCTTAATAGCTTCGGTTAGCATATCCTGTACTTCTTCTTTTACGGCTGCTCTAACTTCTTCTCTTATGACTTTTCTAAGTTCGTCTAGTTTCATATGTATATAAATAGTAGGGTTATGGAAGTTGATTATCTAATCTAAATTTTAATTCATCCAGTAATACTTGTTCAGAGCTAGCAAAAGAAAGTGGACCTTCTAAAACAACGATACCTCTGTAGTCTTTTGCTATTGCTTTCCTCTTAGGAACTATTGTTGTTACGTTTTCTTCTATTACTACACTTAACGTATATGATCGTCCGTTTGCTGCTGTATAACTTAGACCGGGTAGATTAGGGTCTTGTGTGTTGCCTTGTGTGTTACCTTGCGTGTTACTTTGTGCTCCTTTTAAAATAGCATCTCTTTCGGCTTGGGTTAGATTAGGGTTTGAAGCACATTCGGTTAATAGAGATTCTATTAAACCTAACTTAGTCTTAACAGGTTCAAATATGCCTGAGGCTGAGCTAACAACTGTTAGTATTGCTTTTTGATCGTTTTCAATATTTTCAACCATCTTACGAGTGAAGACTAAGAAGTTTGCTTGAGCTTGAATTAGACCAATAGGTATACCCACGCCGGGTGGTACTGCAGCAGGTATGGGAAGATGGGAAAGTAGCTCTACAATCACCTTACCTACGGTAATAGCTTTATCGAGTTTTTTAGGTAACTTAGTCATAACCTGTACTTGCTTATCAGTCTTATTCATTAAGCTTTTTAGGTTGTCTAAGGTTTTAGTTACTTCTATAAAGACCTCCGGGGGCGGGCACTCTTTTCTGAGTTCAGCTATAATTTCGTTTGCTTTTACATTAGCATAGGTTACCGCCATTGCTTTTAGCTGACCTAAGTTCGATGCTGCTAGAGTGGATAGTTGACTTTTATAATCTTTTAATAGAGCGTGTGGCATTATTCAGTAAATACTTTTTTAGATTTGATTGATGATGGTCCACCTGGGTTGATTAGTGTTAGAAGTCTCTGTGCTTCTTTGATGATTGTTGGACCTTCGGTGTTTAAATTTACTACCGGGCCCCCTGTTAAAGAGGTAGCAACTTGTAACTGCACTCCTAGGTTTCTAATCAAAACCAATAAGTCTTTTAATAATCCTTCAAGAGCATCTCCTTTTATTATAGGTTCTCTTTCATTTTTTAATGCTTGTTTACCTAGGTATATTTTTGTAGCATCTAATCCTATACTATTAATACCGTCGATACTCGTATTTTCTGAAGTAAAAGCAATTGTCTTTTTTGCTGAAAGTATTATACTCTCTTCTCTTGCATTAAAGAATAAGCGATTGCTGTTCATAAGTATCTGAGAACCTTTATATACGTCTGCTTGTACTAGGGTATCTCCTTTATTAGCATCCGCTTTATTATTAGAAGGGGTTAGAGGTATAGTGTGGTTAGAGGTTAGAAAGATTGAAGAAGCGTCTTTGTTAACATCCTCTACTATATGGTCATCTTCATTACCGTTTTGACCATTACTTATAACAGTAAACGGGTCACCGTTATTAGAATTATCTGAGAATATATTTCCGTATCCACTAGTACCTGATAGTCTTATGGATTGTCCTAACCTACCTTCTATTAAGGTATCACCGGGGAAAGGCTGTAAAGGTTTAATTTCCGTATTTTCTTCAAAATCAGAACCAAAGTCTACTTTAGCACTGCTTCCTGCGTCTATTGATGCATTATGATTAGGGTGATTCCATACAGAAACTACTGTGGTGTAGTATTTATGTGAATCCGTACTAAGGTTATTAGATGCCTCTACTGTTGGTCCATCTGTCAATAGAACTATTTCATTTTTTAGAGGAAGAAATCTTATATTAGAGCTAATAGGAAAAGCTACCGGTAGGGTTGATGGATCACTTACATCAATAGCTCTATCAGCAATAGAATACTTAATTGCCCCAATAGCATTAGATCTGCCGTATTTTTCATACTCAGGATGAGTGGCGTCTAATATTACATCAACAACCCGGACAGGTACTGTCTTACGTTTAAATGTCGGACGTGTATCTTGACTAGAAGTAATATTAAAAGATTTATTCCTTATCGGCATTATCTTGTTTCTGTTCTAATTGCTGATCTGTATTTTCTTGCTCTAATAACAAATCCTGAATATCTGAAAAGTCGAAATCACCGCTATCTCCTTTTGTTATAGCACTTTCAATTCTCTGTATGATTGTCGCTAACTTAATCAAGGCATCGTCGTTCTTTACTCCTATCTCCATGTATTCTTTTATCATAGGAACAATCAGAGTTGCATCGCCAATGTTCTCTATAAGAGGTTTAAGCTCAGAGATGAGAGATTTTACTTGTACTTTAGTCTCTTTAGAATTATCGTAAATTTCTCCAAAAAGATCAGATAGAGTCTTACCTTTAAATATTTCTTTATCTAAGCTCATATTAATACTTTAGTATAAATAGACTAGATATAATTACTTGAAAGAAGACCTCTGTCGTAATATGTCTGGTATTTTTTATAAAACTCCTCTTTAAGTCTGGCTATAACTCTAGTCAATGGAGGTGTTTCACAATCTGTCATCTCTCTAATGTATATGTAAAGAGCTTTTTTCTTAAAAATATCTAAATCATTTCTGGTTTTAAAGATAGTCAAAACTGCATCCGCTATTTGTGTTTCGGATTCTTTAGGAAATAAAGTATCTAACTCTCCATACATTTGAATTACCCATTCATCTATAAAGGAACTTAATGTGATACCGGATGGCTCATCTAGGTTTAGATTTTGATCAAATGATTCATCCATGTCGCTGAATGATCCTATCTGTTTTAATTTCTTATAGTTCTTGTTGTTGTAGTTAATCAACCAACGCTTAACAATTGTACCGTAATAGGAATATGCCTTAGCTCCATTACTAGGGTCAAATTTATCAATCTTTTCTTCTAGCAAAACAGATACAATCTCATGCTTTAAAGATTCTATATCATCTGTATCGGTGTAGTAGAACTTAAAGGTATGAATTATATTTTCTGCGAGCTTATAAAAGGGTAAATAGATATGATCCGTGAATATCTTTGCTCGATAAACCGGATCCTTAGAGTTATTATAAAGTACTATATAATTTTCTGTATCTTTTGTAAAATAGTTACTGTTAGCTTTCTTTCTTGCCATAATTTTTTGGTAGCATATACTTATTTAATTCCTCTTGTATTGTTTTCATATGATTGAAGAATTGTCCAACTTCATCATCTGATTGAAATACTCCTTTTTCATCAAGGGCATGTAATTGTTTACCTGAATCTAGTATAATATCGGAAATATTTTGCATATAACCTACTTGATCTTGAACTATATCTTCATATTTTTCAACTTTTTTTATTGAGTTAAAAACTCCATACATTAGTAGTAGGTTTATAACTGAGGAAATTACTATTAAGGTTATCATATTACAGTCCTTTTAAAATGTTACTTAGTCCTTCTGAGGATTTAATTGCCTTTCCGGTGGTAGAAACTCTTTTTTGTACTTTAGGGGTACTGCTTCCACCCTCCCTCTTCCAAATATCATACTCAACCTTAGAAGCTAGAAAGTCTGCTGAGTGAAGTATAGATATAATACTTGTTTTCTGTCTTGATGATTCCATATGGCTAAAAAAGTATGCTTCGTTAGCTTTATCAAACACACCATCATGTAATCTAATGGCTAAAAACTCCTTTTGGTTAACTTTGATACCAAATTTCTGTAAAATAAATAAAGATCTATCTGGTATGAGCATAAAATCAAGGTCTGAATTGAAAGTATACATTTCCGATAGCTTATCTTGTCGCCATTTATCGGTTTGAGGTATGTAATTAGGCTTCTCACCGTCTCCTATCTTACCTAAATCATGAAATAGGGCAGAAAAAACCAATTCTTCCTCGGTAAAGTCAACAGTTCCGCCCATCTCTGCGTAAAGTCTTGCCTGTTTTACTGCATATTGTACGACTCTATTAACGTGATCGACATAACCTCCGGGGAAAGCACTATGATACCATGTCTTTCCACTAGCAGGTGCCATAATATACACCTCGGACAAAGAATCTAACATGGTTTTTACTTGATCCTTCCGGGTAGTAAGGTAGGTATCAACAATTTTTAAATGTTTTTCCCAATTTAATTGGATTTTATCGGCAGATATGGACATAGATAACCTTTTTTTAGTTTAATTATATATTTTATTACTTTGTTATTAAAATTATATTTACTATATTGTTAAAAATATTATTAATTATTACTATTATTATTATTTTATAATTAATTATTTATATATTCTTTAATATCTTATTATATACTTCTAAGTTATACTAAAAAACGCATAATGGCAACTATTCCACAATAAATTTTTCATATATATTTTTTTTAAGTACGGATTGAGAGCTTGCATCCCAAAACACTTTCATTTTTAGTGTTACTGTATCCCCAATAAAGGTAGGAGGGATTGGTCCAACGGTTCTTCTACTGTAAACTTTAGAGTTTTTATTATTAGAAAAGTAAATAGACGTATTTTGTACCAAATTCATAACTGTACCTTCAAACTGATTTAATACAACTGTTGTTGTTCCTACCGAGAGAAGATTTCCTGAAACAGAGTAGTTACTTTCTAAAAAGTTATATAGAGGCAATGTATAGGTAACACTCGAACCTAACTCCCAATATTTATCTGTATCAAATTCTGCTGATACTACTGAGATTTCATTATATCGGTACAGGGGGTTTACATCGGAGGCCTCTACATCTACAAGAAAGTAGGGCAAATAATCTCTATTCCAATTAAGCTTAACATGGTAATACCCATTTTCATCAGCCGGAGTACTAAATAACATCCTAGCTTCACATTCACCTCCAAGACAGGCAGGAGGGTAATCAAATTGCTCTTCACAGGAAAAGAGTGTGGGGATTAATAAAAAGACAACCGCCGCGCGAAACGCGCGAAGTTGCCACGAAAAATTATCTTCCATAATCAGTCATTTTATAAGATTCTCCCAAACGTTCGACCACCGAACGGCCTTGATCAACGGTGATATTAAAAAACTCTTTCTTTTTATTAACCCTAAAGCCTTCGACCTCAAGATAGGCATGTATCTCTCTCTCCAATGCATGCGCATTAAAGCAAGGGAATGCCCATTCAACCTTAAAATCTAAGGCAACTCCAGTTGCAGCATTAATCTGTTTGGCTCTCTCCCCGGGTCGGTTCTTTGTAAAGCCGATCTTCACCAGTCCGGGCATTGTGATATTAGACAGTATATAGATCCATTGGCAATTGACCTGACCTTTTGGCATCTGTGTATGTCTGGGTCGATTGGTATAGTATCTAACGTCCTCCCAGCCCTCTGATATCGGGTAGTCTGAGTTACTAGATGGAGTTAATGTGAAATATTCGGCAGGTGTGGATAATTGATCATCGGCACATGCAATGAATTTAGATGCTTTTTTGGGTGTGATCCTTGTGATTTTGAATCCTTCTTGTTTTCTCATACGATATAACCTTTATTTTTATATCTAAAGATAAGAACTTTTACTCAATTAAACAACTTATTTACACTAAAAGTTAAATTAAAGTTCGGTGAGTAGCTTTATATATTTCTTTATTACATTGCATTTTTCATACTCCTCCACACTTTCAAAGTAGATTCTCATCTCATCTAAACCATCATACACATCATCTTTTTCATAAGAGGTACCTATAGTGTAGATTGTCTCAAACCTGTCGCTATTGATGCGAGTTAGGTAGCTATATATTCGGCTATAGTATTTGTATTTGATACTGGTAGACACCTTCTCATACTCTTGGGGATAGTTTCTCTTATACATTACATCCATTAGAATATAGCTTTGAAGGCCATTCAACACCATCCCCATTAGTACATAAGGATTTTTAAGAGCATCCGAGGCTTCCTTATAAATCTCCTCATCACCGGATTCAAAGATAGAGAATAAAGTATTTTTATTTAACGGTTGCATCATTCATAAATAGTTCTTATATTATGTAATATACAATACCCCTATATGGTAAAAATTTTGCCAAAAAATTTCTTTAAGTATTTTGTATAAACAGTTGGAAAGTAGAGAAATATTTCGTATATTATAGTATAGAGAAAAGGTAAGATCTTAATGCCGATAGAATTATTCGGGGGAATGTCCGGAGGCAGCCCATATTAAGATCGCACCATAGAACTATAACACCCAGCATCCTCTGTATAGGACATAAGAGTATACAGATATAGAGATAATATAAGATGTGAGTGAGAACGAATGGGCAAGTAAATGATTGATGTATAAGATGAATGATGATTGATGAATGGAGTATGAATGGAAAGGTTTGTATCTAATATATACATATATAAATATATATTACCTATATACCTAAATTTCATCAGAAATATACTCCCACGTATGGCGCAGCCTTGACAGAGCCGTACCTCTTAGGGAACTATACCGGCAGTGTTATATCACCGTTAGCTCACCTTGATCAAAGCCTGCCCGTGTATGGCCGTACTAAGTTTTGTAGTCACCTAATACCATCTCTGTTATGTCTATATCAGCCATGTCCATCTTGTATGTAGTCCTTGTAGACATCATATCATAAGTATAAAGATGTATGGTCGTATTGGTGATCTTATGTACGTTCATTGAAGAGGGTACACTAAGGCATGTTACTGAGTAGTCTTTATCTAGACCATCCCATGAGTTATATACCTCTAGTCTGTACTCCTTGTCTCCTTTGTAGGTAAAGCGTAAGCTGCCTCCTTTGGTAAGGTTCTTGATTAAAGCTATCTTAGACACAGCCGCCTTAACTCTTTGATTGTATGTGGTAAATAATGTATTAGTATCCATAACCTTTATTTTTATCTATTTGACTTATACCTAAATATACGAACTTTAATTCAGAAAGGCAACTTATGCCGAACAACGATCATCACCTAAATCTACCTCTCTACGGTACACCGCACCCTTTACAGAGTCTTCCCAGTACCCTTTAACAATAGCCTGCTTACATTCACCAAGAGTATCGCAATGTAGATGGTCACCGAGTTTGTTATTAACCGGCTTAATAATCCAATCATTGTATATGGCTCGGTAGGAAGCTATGAAAGATAAACTAGCCGTAACTATGTTATAACTGCCTGCTTTAATTTTAGTAACCTTCATAACCTTTATTGTTTAATGTCCTGTATAAATGTCTTGCCCTGATATCGTAGTAACCTCACCCGTAATAAGATCTGTCATCTCTATCAGCTCATCATCCGTTATATAACCTGAACCCCATGCCTTAATAAGATCGTTGATTGCCTGCTGTGTTGATTGTCTGTCCATAACCTCTTTCTTTATATACCTAAAGATACGAACTATAAGTTTAAAAGGCAACTATTATAGGAGATTTACATTCCGTCTAAGGTTCTCTTTATTCCTTTACCCTTCTCCTACCCTACCACATAGGCAACGTTATGAATATGCTAAAGGAATTAGGTTTTAGGGGTATACACGTCTAAATATATTTTGTATGGCCGGAAAAGTTGTAAGGGAGACACATGCAGCCCAATACTTCACTTTCTAACCCCACAACAAACTACTTCATTTTTCTACACATCATACATCTATTCATAGTACAATACAATCAATTCAATATATACATATATACTTACAATATAGTTCATACACTTCACCGTAAACAATCACCTTAACCTTCTTTCTCCCTTGATCTCTCTATGTCTGTCCATATATCGTATGTACCGGTGTACCTATGTTTGGTCAAAGTCTATAATAACTCAGAGACGGGGTACGCCAGTACCTCCTCACCCTTTATCATCAGGTTTGGGAAGGCACGCCATTGTTGTTTGGTTGGTTGATAGGTTGGCTTCATTTGAGACTTTAGTTGAAAATGCGCGTGGCACCTTCGGTGGAGAGATGAAAACCCCCTCCCCCTCATCATTCCTATCCTCCATCCAATCCCATTCCCTACCGGCATTGATCATAATACTGCATTACTATTAATCTGTCTATCAAAGCAAAATGTCTCATAATCTTTCTCATTAACCTTATACCCCCAATGCAATAAAGATTGCTGTATCCTTGGAGATATATTCCAATTGCCTTCATTATGTATCTTTGTATATATTCCTGTTCTCCATCTACCGTTGCTACCGCAGAACTCCTGCCATCTCTGTATCTGTCTATTATCGTCTGAGTGCCTTCTTCCGTTATGGTACTTTGTATACCACTCAAACCAACCATATGGATCATCCTTATGCATCCATTTCATATCCCTCCAATAAGCATAGTTCATTCCACTTCTTATCTTGAACTTATTCATCTTAGGTTTGTATGTTTCTCCTAAGTATAAGCTTGTGTCTACGTTATCGTACGTTTCAAATAGAGTACTATACTCACAATCACCTTCTAGTTTTTCTATACCAAAATACGATCCTCCGAATATTCCTTCTCTAAGCATCTCACTTGGTGTCAATAAAGGGTTGAATTGTAATGTACTCATATGTAGTTTATGTTAATTTCGCGCGTGTCAACTTCGTTGACGGGAGAACAAACGCCCCCGCCCCCTCATCCTTATCCTTCTACTTAAAAATTAGCGCTGTACGTTGCTAAAATAAGTCTTCAATGTATCCAATCTATCATCTGCATCTGTTAGCATCATTAATGCATCTTCGGCATTTTTATAGAAATCATCTGTTGAATGATCTCCTATGCCGGCCGGATGATTAGATAAAAGATTTAATGTTAGTAGGGCCTTTGCTTTATCTGCCTTTGCAGATGATTTTAACATAATGTATAGTTCTTCTTTCATAGTTCTGAGGTTTAGCTTTTAGAAATATATTTGTAGTATCTGTATATCTCATCTTTGGTACCCATAATTTCAATCACCTCTGGAATTCCTTTCTCCTCTAATTCTCTGAGTAGATCTTTATCCGTAGCGTTCATAAAGTCAACTGTTACCTGCATGAATATTTGTTTCATTTTATCTTATATTTCTTCTTATATATATCAATGAATGCTTTTCCTACACCTACATCCAATATCTCCATTCCGGCTGGTATCTTCTTTGATCTCTCTGCAAGTATAGGATCTACATATCTTAGGTCCGTAAATACTTTAAGCCAAACTTTTCTACCGTTTGGTTTCTTGTATGTTACTGCTATCGGGATCTGTTCTTTTGGTATATATGTCATAATTCGCGCGTGACTCCTTCGGAGGAGAGAGGTTAAACGCACCCTCACCCCCTTAGTTTAATTATTCAAATAAACTTAACTGTACTGTACGTATTTCAGGAACTATCTTATAAGCACTCAAAACCTTTCTAGTTGGTCTGAATGCTTCAATGCCCCAGTCAGCTAATTCTCCATCTATTACTGCTACTGCATGCTTTGCAACCGTCACTATATAGTTACCTTTAGGATGAGATTGAACAAAGCTTTTTAAAGTCTTCTTTCTCCATACAAAATCACCGTTGAATTTATACCTATTCTTAGTCGACTTAGATCCTAATACCTCAACTTTAGCTTTCTTATCACCAAGCAGTATTCCTTTTGATTCAGCTTCTTCGAATTTACTATTAATAACTTTTTCTAAAGTTCCTTTTTTATCCTTCCTAGCGAAGGTCTCTTTTGCAACTTTATGTGCTATTGTATAATCTACTTCTCCTGCTATCGCTAATGCTCTCACAAAGCAATCATTTTTCTCTTTTGCAGCAAGAGGTGAACTAAATTCCGAGTAATTTTTTTGAATGTCTAAATACATAACCTTTTTTTTTATTTTAACTTATACCTAAATATACGAACTTTAATTGTAAAAAGCAACCTTTTAGGCTACTTTATTTTCTACAAAAACTTTGTCTGCCCAAGTCTTAGCATTCACAGCTGAGTATTGGTGCTGATCATATAGGTTCGTGTTAAAGAATAGTTGATTGACTTCTCCTACAGTCACCTGAGCCATGAGCTCTTTATCCATAAAAACTATGGTTTTTCCTTTACGAGCAAATACTGTTAACCAGAACTCTGAACCTTCGGCTCTGAATTGAATAGTTTGCAAAGCTCCTTTCTTCCAATTACTTAACTTTGGCATGATAGTACCAACTTCGTAAGCTTTCATAAATCCAGCTTTTACTTTAACGATTGCTTGGTAAGTTCCTTTTTGACCTTTGATGTAGTCTACTATGTTGATCGATGTTGTATTTCTAATTTCCATAACCTTTATTTTTATCTTTTTAACTTATACCTAAATATACGAACTTTAAGCCGGAAAGGCAACTTTTAACCAAAAAAAAACGGAAAGAATTCCGTTTAATTTTAAAAACAAGGGGCTATGAAATCCTAGTATTTATTTGTTCTTTCTTAATTTCCAATTGTATTACCAAGTCTTCATAAAAAAGACTAACAAGTTCATTTGTAAAAAAAGTATTACCTTTGGCAGTCAGCCAGGGAGGTGATAAATACATTCTTATAAAATTATTGGCAAGCTTCTGAGAGGTTCCAATTTGCTCTAAAGTTAAACAGGAGTTTATTGCTCTCACTGTAAATTTGTAATTCTTAAGAATTTGTCTCTTTAGTTTCATAAGCTTATTTGATGATTAGGTCTTTAAAGTCATTAACGAATACCTCTACATTACTAACTCTTACTCCTTTTACTTTATGAATATGTTTAATATTATCATACGTGGAATGAGTAGTTACTAATAGATCAGCTGATTTGCCGGACGCAGTTACCTTACTAGCAGCAATTCTAACTATATTGGATAGAGTATGATCAAATTTAACTCTAAGTTTAGTTCTATCACTTCTATTAAAATTAATACCTTTAGTTAGAAGGTTATCTAATAAGTTAACTTTATCTAAAGAGTCTACTACAGTTCTTTGAGCCTCAATTAACTTAAATAGTTCCGTACGCTTAGTCTTAAACGTTTCAATAAACTTATTGTATTTAGTAGTACAATTATTTAAGTCTGTAAGGATATCCTCTTTGTATTCAACAGCAATATTGATATAATGATCAATCACATTTCGTTTTTCTCTAAGAATTATGTCATTACTGATTTCATATCTTTGAGAACTCATTGATAACTCAATTGAATTATGTAATCGAAAATTATCATCATTCCATGAGGTATAGGTATATAGCGACAGTATAGTTGAATTGTTTTTAAAATCATTTATTTCAACATATTCATTACCTATTCTAACTTTGAAGTTTTCAGAAAAGTCATCTTGAAAATAACGAGCTAGTATTTCTCTCTTTTCATTATCAGCTCTTTGAGTTAAAGAACTAATTCTGATATCCAATTCTGCTTTTTCTGTAGTTAGCTTATCTAACTGATCTCTATGTAAATTTTTCATAACCTTTATTTTTATCTTTTTAACTTATACCTAAAGATACGAACTTTAAGCCGGAAAGGCAACTATTATCTTAATATTATTTAGTTAAAGGCTATTTAATAGCCCTAATGATCCAGAGAAGTCTACTCCAGCTATTACAGATTCCGGAGAGTCAACTACCTTAGTAACCATTTCTTTTAACTGTGTATGTATTTCTTCCTCCAGTTTTACTGCAGATCTCTGTTTACTTCTCTCCTGTTCAGTCCAGCCTTCACCACCTAGTCTGATAGAATCATGACTTGCAAAATCACATTCTCTGGTAAGTTCACCGCTCAGGGTATGACCTTCATAGTCAATTAGCATACTAAAAAAGTATCCTTCATTATGTACACTGTAGGCTTTGTACTCGTCTATGAGTAGATTCTTGGCTTTACTAAAATTCTTTTTTCTTAATGCTGTTTTTGTCATAACCTTTATTTATATCTTTTTAACTTATACCTAAATATACGAACTTTAAACCAGAAAAGCAACTGCTTTTGTGACGTATTTTACCTACTATTAAACCACCAAATGAGTGTATGTACGATTATTGCCACTAGTAACCACCATTGTATTCTTCTTGATTCACGTTTCTGAGAGTTCATTTTTTGTATTTATCTTTAAGGAAGCTAATCATAGACATACAGTATAATACGAATATTAATGTTGCAATATCTATTATTAATCTAAATTCATCCATATTGATTATACGTTTTCTTTTCTTTTATTATCCTGAACAACAAAGTAGTAAGAGAACCCTATAAGGGCTATTGATAGAATTAAAAGTGTAGTAATTGGATTCATCATCATTACATATAAGACTAAGAAAAAAGCCTTGATTGACTGTATCAACAAAAATACTGCGCATATTGTAGCCCCTATGGCTGCAAGTATGGTGAGGAATCTAAATATTAAATCTTCTATTTTCATAACCTTTATTTATATCTTTTTAACTTATACCTAAAGATACGAACTTTATCTTAAAAAGGCAACTTTCTTACGTTTTATTTTTAATGCCCTAAATGCATTTCTATCTCCCACATCTCCATTTCTTCAATTTCTTTTGAGGTGAAGTTTGTATTAGCTAGCATTAATTCTTTTAGGTATTCCATAACTATTATTTTATTTTTTTATAGGTTGATGACCCTCAAGCATTAGATTCCAATACTTCCTTAATTTAGAGGGCAGTGACGAATTGGGAGGAGATTTTAGTTTTGCTAATTCACTACATAACCATCCGTAGTCTGGATGTTTGTTCGTAGCTAATAACGTAAATGAGATTGCATCGGCCAATTTTCTTGTTTCTTTATCAATTCTTTTCATTATGTATTTTTTTATTAATACCACTTGATATTACAGTTCCAACGGAATTTGCATGAACACTCAGTAAGTACATAGCTTTTTCTAATTCACTCATCTTTTTCATAACCTTTATTTTTATCTTTTTAACTTATACCTAAATATACGAACTTAAAATCAGAAAGGCAACTGTTTTTCAATGTTTTTTTTGGGGATCTATGGGTTAACTCCGCTATAATGATCTTACTATCTTCTTGTTTCTCTCCATTTTTCCAATATGTTGGCAATTACTGCAAAAAAGATAGGTACAGGAAGTACTGCGCATATTCCTAAAAATGTAATGATAACTATTTCTATTACAGTTGGACCCATGGCGGTTACTAGTTTATATTATGTTACTGTAACCGGCTATACTCAAATAAGTATGTTTATATTGAGTTTTTTATACTAAGACTATACTTCTATGAACTTTTATATTAATGATAAATATTACTAGTTAACCATTATCTTGATTGTATTTGTAGATAAATTCATTAAAGTAGAGATTTAACTATTGTAATAAAGTTTCTATTTATTATCGGTAGAGAAGGTTATGGCAGAATGGTTTTTATTCACCTGTAACTATTTACCTGCATGCCAAAAGTAGAATTATCAGCTTTTTATATAGAATTTATTGGATTTATACTTACCTTGATTGTAGGCTTAGCTATTAGAGATATGGCTATGTCTTTCGTACAAGGTATGAAATTTAAAATGCATAAAGCTTTCAAGGAAGGAGATAGGGTCCTACTAGATGATGATCATGCATTAATTGTAAAAATAGGATTTACCGAAACAGTTTTTGGTATTTACGGAGAACAAGGATATACATGGAGATATATTCCAAATTCCAGAATAGCAGGATTGAAGTTAGAAAAAATTGTTGATCCGGACTTGCATCCTGATACGAGAGAAGAGCGTGCTCAAAAACTTCTAGATACTATTAACGTTGCTAAGAAAATAAGAACAAAATCTTAGCCCTCTTAATTTTTAAACATTTCTAAATACTGTGGATTTTTAGCTAAAATAGAAAAACTATTGGTTTTAGATAATCTTTTAAATTTTTGATTATTTAACAAACCTTTAAATTCTCCAAGGTTAGTAGTATCTAAGTTAGTATTTTCTATGAACTCAGTAAAATTTGCAGAGTGTATAAACTTATTAAAGTTCTCATCTTTTAGTAATTCCTGAAATTCATCATTTTGTAGAAGTATCTGTAGATCTTCACCTTCAAGCTCTACTTCGGTATCATCTTCAATTTTATATTTATTTGCTTTTTGAACTCCTTTTATTGCAGAACCCGTCATAGTATCTATTGGGAACCCTGTTGTGAGTTGTATAATGTATATAGCAACTGATATTGCTACTAAAGTAAGTGCTATTTTTATACTTGATTTTTTCATAATCTTATTGGTTTTGTTTTTTTAAGTTATTATATTAAATTAGGTTTCTGTATGGTAAGAAGTTTATTAAAAGTTTTTTCATCATACCCATAAAAAGGAAGTGGCGTAATATCAGAATCTACTCCAGGATATTGTTTAAAGTATCTACTATTCAATTGGTCCTCTTTTAATATTCCTTTATTTTTAATACCACCGTACATTAAATCTAATCCCTCTGGTAATCTATTTTCTTCAATGAAGTTCAATAGCTTTTTAGCTCCTTCGGGCCAAATTATATAAGCTAAAATAGAAAAAGTATCTGGTACTAACCAAAATGTATCTAAATCTGTTCTATCTAATATTTCTTCAAATGAAAAATCAATAGGCTTCATTAATTCGGCATCATCTTCTATAATAACATAAGGAGCATTACTTGCAATACATTCTTCATAAAGTCTCATATGCATTCTATTTGCACATACAAGAGATGGTATATGAATCTGCAATGAATCATATTTATTTCCTTCAATCATTCTCGTATCTTCTTTGGTTAATTTATACTCTAACCCATCAACCGCATCTACAAATTCAAAATCGAAATAAGGACTAAATGTATTAGTAAATTTAGTTCTACGGTCTTGTCTTCTTTTTAACGAAATAACTTTGATGTTCATATAATATAATTTAAAGCATGTATCTATCTGATTCTCTGTTTAGGCTTTCAAAAATATATTTATCGAATTTTGAAAAACCAAAGTAATGTTTGTACTTATTAGATTTATAATCTTTTGTAAAATTATACTTAGTGTTATTTTTTTCACAGATATTTGTAAAATAGTACTGACAAATTATAGTTGATACAATTATTCCTTGTGTTATTAGTTTCTCTGTCGGTTCTATGTTTGTTAAGTAATATTTTCTAACTTTATAATATGAATCAATAAAAAGATTCTTTATATCTTCTGTTTTAAACCTCAGTATGCCGACATTGAATACAAGTTTTGGATCAAATGAAAAGTCTGAAAACACCTCATCCATTTTATATTTTTTTAAAATATTCAATATATCTCTGTGGCATTGTTGTAGTCTTTCTTTTTGTTCAAATACAATATCAGATGTTTCATCAACTGAAAGTTTAGTGTGTAAAATTATATCCCCATCAAATGTAATACTTCCTGCTGGTTCCTGAGTATGTACGTAAATCTTTAGGTCATCTGTAATCTCAAATTCAACATTTTCTACATTAACAAAGACATCGTAATAACCTTTTAAATAATTTAAAGAGTAATCACAACCATAGAATTTTATTTTATGGCCAAGTGATTTTGCTCGTTCCATTGATATTTTATATAACTTTAGAACATGGTCTGTTTCATTATCTTTGGTATATCTACCACCTTTATAATCTCCAATATGTGTTGAAAAACTAAAAATTAATGTCATATTAAACTATAGTTTTTATTTTCAATAAGATCGGTTACCCATTTAGAAACTTTTTGATGTCCCTCGAAACTCCAATGACCTCCATCTTCTTCTTCCTGCATATCTATTTTGTTAAGAGCCCACCAATTATTATCAGATGGAAAGTAATAAGAATCTATTTCATTAGAGTTAAGATACTTTACTAAACAATTAAAAGTGGTTTGGTAATATCTCTTGAGAGGTTCTTCATATTCTGCTCTCATTGCATAATAATTATCACTATATCTTTCACGAATTTTAATATATGAAGATTTCGGCCAATTAGAATAGAAATCTGATTCTTCCCTAACAAATGATGACCTTGCTGAATGTGTATCAAATATAAAAAGATAATCTCCTTTTTTGACTTTATTTATATTTGTTAGTATACTAAATAATATATTTTCATTTGAGTAACCATATTGAGCCAAATTCTTTTCCTTACAATTTAAATGTTCGGTTACAATTTGTGACATTATTTTATCTTTATCATTGGTTCTATCTCTACAGCCCCAACCGTAGACAAAAGAATCTCCAAAAAACCAAGCAGTTTTCATATTAAATTAAATTTATTTTTTCTAGTTTTTTTTTAATCCAAGAGGAATCATCAAATGTTTTATCAGGATATCCAATTACCTCCTGTATCGCAGTAACTACACTAGGCCACTTTTTTTGATAATCGTGTCCGCCAATAGATCCACCTGGTTTTACTTTAGGGTAATACAATGTTAAATCTTGCTTTACTGATTCATATAAGTGATTGGCATCTATGTAAATAAAATCTATACTATTATCTTCAAACGTATCAACAACATTATAACTATAATCTGATATTAAGGATATGTTATCGAAGTATCGTGTATTTATTTCGAATTGTTGTTTAACAAGTTCCCAAGAATAATCATGGTTCTCGTTAAATATCTCGTGCCCCTCATGTGGCTCTACTGTATAAATCTTATCAAATATTTGAGATGATGCAAATAACATCGTGGATTCTCCCATATAGGAACCTATCTCAATCATAGTAGTGTTCTTGCCTTTTAGAGTTTTAAGTTCCGTTAGCATATCCACAAACCCAAAAAACATATTATTTGTATTACCTTTGAACCAATGTGGTGTATGTAATCTTTGAGTATTCATATAATGGATTTTACTATTCTTTCTTTATAGAAGTTTTTAAAAATAATTTGTTTATCACTATAAACACACGCATATAAACATCTTGGTTTATCTGATTTGTTTGATTCTGATTGATGTGTAGTATCTCCATGTATTGCAACTATATCTCCGGCTTTTGGATATATCTTTGTATCTCTTAATTGTAGTGTTCCGTTCTCATCCGTAAAGTCATTCAGTATTACAGACATATTTACTGTATTAGCTCCTTCGTTAAAATTACCTCCGATTGTATTATCAGTATGTTTTCCAAATCCAAAATTATCATTGGGTAATTTAACAACAATCTGGTCATTATATAACCAAACATCTTTACTATTCAGAAGTTGTGTTGCAATATCAATCATAAGGTTTGATTTATAAAAATCCAAAAGATAGGGATCATACATCCCCGCACATCCCAATCCATTCCAATGAATATCTCCTCCATATTTAGAGGGCTTTCCTACCTTATCACTTACCCATTTTCTTAATTTAATAGAACGAGTTTGTAATTCATGAACTACATCTTCACTTATCATTTTTTGTAAATGTACCCATCCATGTTTTTTATAAAATTGTAAATTATTATGTATATTCATGAATGCCTTCCTCCTGGTACATCAATCATAATAAAACCCTTTGTTTAGTATCATTATAAATATTGTTTAAATAATACATGACCTCTTCACGGTATATTAAATCTTTTTTAATTGTAGATTTATCTAACCAAATATGCCAATATTTAAAGTTACCAATAGTATTTGAACTATTTGAATCAACCCACATAGGAGAATAACCACAATCCGAATGAGATACATCAGCAGATAGCTGTTCTTCAGAAAACGCTAAATAAGTTTTATCCTCAATACACCCAACCTTTAAATTTAATTCTCTTGCACAATAACCAAGTATTGATTGGTCCGATAATAACCACAACCATTCTGGTGTATTTTTGTATTTAGTTGAAACTACATTAAGATGATTTACATAGTAATTATTTTGTAATTCTTTATTATTCATAAATACAAAAGAAGTATTTGGCATTAACATTCTTTGATTAAAATTTGTAATAGGAACTTTATATTCTTTTATTAATTCATCTGTAATAAAGTATTTTCCTCTATGCAATTCCCAATGTGTATGAACTAAATCATAATTAAATACTGATTTTGGTAGTTCACTTTGAACTATGAAATCATTATCTAAAAATAAAAATGGGCCCACTTCTTTTCCTATTGCTACTGATTTACCACTTGTCCACCATTTACCTGCATCTAAAGTATCTTCATTGTACTTATTTAATGTATCTATATCTATTTCATCGAACAACTTAATCATGTTGTGTTTTTTATAAAAAGAATACCCAACATCATCAGTATACAATTTGATTGGAACTTTTAAAAACTTTCTGGCACTTGTTATTGCTGCTTTGTTGATTAGTAATTCGTAATCAACTATATCATATTCTTTACCTTTATTTTTATAAAAGAAAGGTTTTGTCCAATTAACAAATATTACTTTATAATTTACTTGTATGCCAGCCATTTTACATAAAACCTAATTCAAGTCTTGCTGAATCCGACATCATAGAGGAAACATATGGAGGATTAAATGTTAACTCTACGTACACATCATTAACCCAGCTAATCGATTTGACCATCTGTTCTACTGAACCTGGTATTTCTTCTGCTGAAGGACATGAGGGTGAAGTCAAAGTCATAACTACATGTACGTTGTTGTCTGAATTAATGTTTACTTCATAAATTAGACCTAATTCGTATATATCTACAGGGATTTCTGGGTCGTAAATGGTTTTTATAGCATCTATAACTTCCTCTTGTTGGGTTTGTACCATAACTTACTTTTTTTCTTTACCTTCAATGTATCCTTTTTCATATTGAAGTTCTTTTTCTATTTCAACTATCCTATCTTCTAATTCGCTGATAACTTTAATTTTTTTATCTAATCTATCATGTACACTAGTCAACTCTACTTGAAGAGCAGTGAACTGAGCAAATATAGTACCGGCAGTAAATATAGCTACTAGTATACCGGCTACGATTGACCAGTTATTTACTATAATCTTATTTAAATTCATCTCATCCTTACTCACTTTTATTTATTTTTCAGTGTTTTAATTATCTAGTTCCGGCTATCTATGAAGTTATTGGGAAAGTATTACTTCATTTTTAATATCCAAAAGCATTTCACAATGCTCGTACATTTCATGTTCTTCAGCGTAGGTAATTAACCCATCTAGATCTTCTAGTTTATCTTCAATAGTAATCTCATCAGTTTCAATATAATCTTTCCTTGCTTTAGAATCTTCGTATAACATCTCAATTGAATCATGGTATATGCCTTGAATAATTGTAGGAAGTTTATCTAAATTACGGTTGATTCTATCTTCTGGGTTATTCATATCAAGTTTATTTAAACATGTTTTATAGTCTGCTCTTTTATAACTTCACTCACTCCAATGCTTAAATTGTAGCTCTTTCATATCAATTGGCTCCCTTTTCATATGTCCACCTTTTGAGAAATTTGCTCCTCTTTTAAGATACCCTCCTAATAGGTTTCTTCTCATTCTATTAGAATTATTAGTTTCGGAACCATGAACGTTATGAGAGTGTAGTAATACCACCTGCCCTTTTTTTAATACTCCTTCTAGTTTCCTAAAATCATGACCTTCCGGCATGATACAAGGCTTGCCTCTTTCATTATTCCAGAATGCTGGGTTGGTTTTTACTCTTTCCTGGTCTACTTCTATCGGTAATATTGGAAGTCTGTGTGATCCTTCGTATACCCAAACGGCTCCATTACCTTCATCATGATTATCTAAAGCTAAGGCCGTATTGATAATTTCATTGTGACCGCATTTAGTGTAGAATGCATTTTGATGCTGATCTCTGCCTAGCTGTCCGGGTGGTTTGAAGTAACACCAATCTTGCATTCCATCTATTGGACCATCCATTAGGTACTCAACTGCTTCTAAAATTTTTGGATGTGCAAAATATTTCTCTAGTAATAGTGAGAGTTTATGGGGGTAAGCAAATGGGTCCCACTCTCCCCAAATCTTTCCGTCGGGTGATTCGGTTCCTGTTCTTTCTTTTCTTAGACGGCTTAGTTCATCGTTAATCAAATCACATTCTTCTTCTGTGATTAGTTCTAAAACGGTAAAGCCTTTATACCTCCAGTCAAATGTAATTTGCTGTAGTTCTTCTTCGCTAAGGTATTTTAATTTTGACATAAAACTTGTTTGTAGACTGTTAATTAATTATTTCTTTTATTAATGCAACAATAAATATAACTAGACTTAAAGGCCAATATAGAATATGGTAAAGTCTTTCTTTCCAGCTCCATGGCTCTGCTATTTTTCCATTAAAATTATTTAGTGTAAAATTCTCTAAGAATCCTGTATAAACTAAACCTATTAATATGTACCCTCCTATTTTAAGTATTAAAGTTTCCATTGAGTGTTTACCTGTTTAGTATGTTTACATTTTTTATGGGCCATATACCCCCAGCAGTTACAGTACGGTCCATTTTTACCTAACTTAACTCTATATTCTTTTTCTGAGGATTCAGATTTAAATAGCCAATATTTTTCTTCTTGAAATAGTTCTTCAAATAATTCCATTTTACATCCATTTTATATTACTATGAAACGTTACAGAAGAATAGTGACATGTATTATTTTTATATCCTTCTTCAAGATTCATCTTAATATTAAGTTTACCAGCCGGAGGAACAGTAACTTGCTCTGTAAATTGTTTTCTTGTTAGCAATACTACTCCTGTAGGGCTTAATAAAGGAGAATAAAAAGCAATATGAGTAAAAGCATATTTACCGTCTTTATTTTTTTTCTGTTTTATGCTCTGAAATGAGACGTATTTATTATCTGGTTTCCAGCTAGTCTTTACTTCAATGGAAATTTCTTCATCTAAACTTTTAACATCAAAGCCAAATTGATTAGATAGTGTACCGACCTCCATATCTCTTCTGAAGTAATGAGAAGCCCAATTTTTTATAATTACTTCTGATAATATGGGTAGACCTCCACGTTTTAAAGCATCTCTTGCCTCTTGGTTATCTCTTATATACTTATCTAAAATCTTTTTAGGAAATCCTAAATCTTCTTCGTACATACTTAAAATTGCTTTTTTATTTACCATCATACTATACGGTTAAAAAAGTCCAATCCAATTATCTTCTTCTGAGAATGCTGCAATCTCATAGGGGTGATCGTAATAACCGTAACCCATATTATAGTACCTTGTCATCCATGTAGGGGATTGTAGGTAATGTACATACTCGTGAACTACTGTTCTAATAACTTCTACAGTCGTTTTTATATTACTGAAGTATAAAATTATTTCATTTGAATCTTGTATGTATTCACCTAGAAGGTCTGGGTCGGAAGTATTACTGGTTGTATTTCTTTCTAAGACTAGATAGGGTGTAGTTTGTTTAAATTTACTTTCACCGTAAACTTCCACACATTCAGCTAAGTATTTTTCAGCGATTTTTTTAACAGTTCTTTGATGCATATAACCTTTGTTTTTAAATGTAACTAAATATACGAAATTTAACTTAGAAAAACAACTTTAGTTTGATAAAGGTGCTTTAATATTTGGGTGTGATTGATAGTTTACTAAATGAAAATCAATTTGCCCATTGATAGCTTCATCAAATGATCTATGTTCTAAATTAGCTAAAAATATAGGATTCATTTTTAATTTAGGTAATTTAAATGAGTCTCTACCAATTTGTTTTTTAGCTTGTTCAATATGATTTGAATATAAGTGAACATCTCCAAGATTCCCAATTAACTCATCAGGCACCATATTTACTTCCTTAGCTATGATTTCTAGTAATAAACCATATGATGCTATGTTAAATGGAAGCCCTAAGAAAGTATCTACAGAGCGTTGATTCCACATTAAGGAGATAGATCTTGTTGGTATTCCGTAAGTATCTAAACCTGTATCCCATATTTTATTATTAGAGGTAAATTGATTATTTTGTTCTTCATTTTCAAGTCGAAACTTATCGTTCCAGAGACCTAATCTTTCTTCATAACTCAACTCTTTTGTATAAACTTGAAAACCATAATGACAAGGAGGTAGTGTCATCTCTGATAACTCTCCAACATTCCATGCTGATACCATCAACCTTCTACTATCTGGATTCTCTTTGAGATTATTGATAAGAATTTTTATTTGGTCAAACCATTGGTTTCTGTACCCTGATTCTACTGTCCAATCTCTCCATTGTTTACCGTAAATAGGTCCAAGTGATCCCCATACATTTGCAAAATTTTTATCTGTTTTTATTTTTTGAACAAAATCTTTTAATGGTAATGGTTCATCTAAATCATGAGCATATGTACGCTCATATACCTTATAAGCATCCCCATTCCAAATATTACAGCCATTATCAACTAAGTACTTTATGTTTGTATCTCCTTTAAGAAACCATATAAGTTCAGTAACTATAGTTTTAAGTGGAAGTTTTTTAGTAGTAAGTAGAGGAAAGCCTTCACTCATATTATGTTTAATATGTCTACCAAATATAGATACAGTACCAGTTCCTGTTCTATCCTTTTTGATTACTCCATTATCAAGAATATCATGTAGGAGGTCTTGGTACTGTTTATCTAAACTGTTCATAATCTGGGATCTTGTTTTTCTAACTGACTCTCATTGAAAATATGTAACATACCATTATCTTCCATTTCAGCTACTATTCTTATCTTACCTTCAGTTGTACCGAAAATAGATACTATAGTACAAGGGAATTTATAACCTGAGGGTTTAAATGCCTTATCTCCTAATTTAAATTTATACTTCATTTTTTTATCCGTAAATTACAATTTTTTCTTTTGTTACTTCGTTAAATAACCTTCTAACTACTCTTCTTCCGACAGGACGTTTAGAGATTCTTTCATAAGTGTAGCCGGCAATACCTATATGGTGGCCGTATTGAACCGAGTCTTCTATCTTATGGTTTATTTTAGTAGCGGTAACGTAAAATGATTTTTTCATAACATTTGATTTTTATATGATTTCTAATACCTAAATATAGTCGAGTTTGCGCAGAAAAACAACTTTCTACGAATTATTTTTCTTTTACTTTGCTTTCATTTTATACTTGGTTTTAAATATATTTTATAACCCTCGGGTGTAGGCTTAAAGTGAGATATCTCCGTACCTTTTAACTCCTTAGCTATAGTTTCTACAGGCATATCTTCACATAGATACGGTCCACCGCTTGGATCAACCATATCAATTCTACTAGTATCGCTTGTAACATATCGTAAAAATTCTTGTGATATAAAACTCTGTTTAATTTCTTTAGTCTCTTTATCAAAGGACTGTTGATGTACATGTATTTTAAAATCTTCAAGTGACATAGGGTCACGTGAGTACCCTAAGTACTTCTTGTAGGCTTGGGTATAATCATTAGGAGACCCAAATCTACACCGTTTAAAATCTCCTTGCCATAATATTGTTCCATCGTCCTGTGGTGTGAAGCTATGCTCATTATTATAACGGTTCAGTATTTTATACGTTTTCATTGTTTGTTATTTTTTCTAGTTTTTTAAGTTGTTTCTCAAATCGTTCAATACTACCCCATATGATTGAGGCATCTGGGTCAAGTAATTTTATTTGCTCAACCAACTCTTGTTGCCTGCCCCTACTATGAAATCCACGTTCAATATCATATGCTAAATCTTGTAAGTGTTTTGGTGCTGAGATACTAATTCGTAAATCATAGTGATCCCATTTAGTTTTCCAATCAACAAACCCAATACCTTTAGTTAGTGTATTAAGTAGATTATGTAGTCTACGATTACGAACTCTTACTATTGATTTATCACTTCCAAATACATGAAGGAATCGTAAAAACCATCTTGGGCAATATTTAGGCTTTGCTTTGTAATCTAAAGCAAGTACAAGTGGGTAAAGTGCTTTAAAATAATCACCATCTCCCCATATTTGAGTTCCTAAATAGCCATACCGCTCAAATCCTTTTGGAAAGAATATGAAACGCAAATCATCCCATTCTAAATTACGAGTATAAACCATGCCCTTATTTCGACCTTTCCAAAACAACATACTTTTCCCAAACGCCATCATTTTCTCACTACTAGTTCTATTGTCTTTTATTTCAAATTTACTTTTCATAATCTATGATTAAATTGCTTGTGCTACATTTTTCACACAATCTTTTATTGCTATAAACTAAACCTAACTTAGGTGTGTGCATGGTAACCTTCATACAACTATTACAAAACTGCTTACCTCGTTTAAGTACTTCCGCTATTTTCTTTCTACCCATGATAGTAGTATATTAACTATAAAGTAAATTAGTTGCTAATTTGAATAGTTCTCTATTTACTTTTATATCTTTCTCAAAAGATTTAATCTTTCGTACTTTTTGCACTTTTGCTCCAGTTAAAGCAACATGGAAGTCACCCTGTATAATTTTTTCCTGCAAAGTATTAAAAACTTTCCAAAGATCATTACCTCTATCTTCGTCCCTGTTAGGTGAAAGTAGTGACTTAAGTGTTATAATATTATACTCTATTCCAGAAGCCTGTTCAGATCCTATCTTTATTCCTGCTCTAATAAGCATTGAATCAGTAGCGAGTTGATGCTTTTCTTCTTCAGATAAGATTCTATTCTTCATACTGTTCAGTACCTCTACCTTACTAGGGAGATCTTGGACTGCCTGTGAGACAACGTTTCTAAGCTCATCAAAACTATAACCTTTATGTCGGATGGAGAAATCATTAAACTTTTCGTCAGCAACAACTAAACCATTAGAGCATACAAGTCTGTATATACCTAACATAAACTTAAATGCCTGTGTACCGTCATGACTGTTTGTAAGAAGTATACGAGGGTAAGCATCGTCACCTTTTTCACCCTTAATCAAAATATCAGGATTTTGGAAACTAACCATATGTTTTGAGTAAACAGTTCCTTCTGTTTTACGAGGTGATCGTTGGGCAGCTTTGACTGGAAACCAATTAAGCTTAGCTAGATCATCTATGATGGTTTCTGTATTAACAAATAAGTACTGATTGCTAAGTAAAGGATTTGTAGGCTTTTCTGCAAAAACTAAAGGAGCCTGTATCTTAATTTGTTCTTTAGTGAGGTAGGTATCTAAACCTTTACCTGTCTTCATTATTATATCGCTGTTCATAATTATAACCTTTTAAGTTTATTTTTACTTTTAATATACTTAAAGATACGAACTTAAATTAAGAAAGGCAACTAACTTACAAAGAACTTTTATATGTATGAGCTTAATCTAATTCTATAAATTTAAAGCCCGTTAAGTTTTCGTAAAGCTCTTCACCTTTAGATTTCATTGGTAATGGGTCTGATGAATTTTCCAAGCTTAGTAGATTCTGCGGGAGGTTAGGATGTATCTTCCGGAAATAAGAATGTATTTTTTGAAGTTGATTATCCCCTATTTCTTTTCTTAACTTATGAATAATCATTGCTTGAAAAATATCAAACCATTTTTGATAAGTAAGATGAAGGAATCCGTTAAAATTGTAATCTAAGAATGATAAAAGAGTTTCCCTAGTTTTATCTTCTAGGGTATATTTTACCATTTCTTGGGTATCTTTATGTATTACATTATACGTCAATGGGAAGGTTAGACCTTCAAGACTCACAGCATCATTGTTAACGCTATTATTTCTGTTGTCCACACTAAAGGGAATATTATTAAAGAAGACATGATTGTGTTTGTCCGATATTTGCAAATACTCTGAGTTTAGTTCTCTTAATTTAAAATGAAGCATGAGTTGATCTATAAAACATGGTCCATCAATATCTTGATCAATCACTTTTTTATGTTTACCGTAAAAATCTAAAACAAAATCACTGGCCTCTTTAAATAATTTAGGATTCCCTATATAAGCCAAATTCGTATTAGGAATAGATGAAAAATCAAACGTATTTAATATTCCAGCAGGCATTTCGTCCTTTAATTTTGAAAATAATTTTGAATAACAATTATTTTCGTTTAATATAAACTCAGTGCGATTTGAAGGACCTAAGTCTAGGTGACTAAACACATTAGAATTTTTGTATTCTCCTAGTTGAAATTTATCAAATAAGAGTGTATCTGTATCTAAATGTAAGTATTGTTCCTCTATAGTGTTAAATACTTTAACTTTAGGAACAGACCAGCATTTTAAATCTTGCTGATTAATGGTTTTATCGTCTATAAAATCATATGGTAAGTTTAATTCTTCTACTTGCTTTCTAATCTTTGGTGTACAGTAGAAGGATATATTTCCGTAGTGTTTCTTTGCTAATATCGCACTAAGGTATTGAGTGTACAGAAGCTCTTTCCAAAGTACTTCGTGTTGATTAGCGTATGTATGTATTACTTTCATATTATTAAACCTTTACTGCTTCTAATAAGTGCCAGGTATCTATCTGCTGGTCGGCTAATTCTAGTTCATGGTAATGATCTAAACAGCTCTGTAAAGCATCTTCCCATTGTGATTGTAGTAGAGATACTTCAAACATTGTATCGGCATTATCAAAGGTTAGTTCAAATACTAAAGCTCTTTTAGTCCTGTTAATCATTGCATTTTCAATTGCCTTGAATATACTATCAGTTACCTCTTTATTTTTGCTTTTAAAAGTAGCTTCAAAATCTGCTGTTGATTCAAAATGTAATTTTACCATTTTTTTGTGGTTAGTAGTATTTAAACTTGAAGTGAACCTCTTTTGGAACTGTCCTCTACTTTTCCTGAGTTAGTGAATGGTACTATCGTGTTTGATCCCCAATTATAAACAGGGCCTAAATATTCTTCAGTAACTTGACGAGCATTTGTACCTTTTACTACCTCTATAGGTGAGGTAATCCTTCTTAGTCCATTAAAAGCACGAAAATCTCTTTCAGTAACTCTATACCATTTTTCTCTTTTAGGCATATATACCTCTAGTAATCCATTTGGATTAAAATTCATCTCTAATTTTCCGGTTTCCCCTCTCTTTTCTGCCATAACCTTTATATACTTTAGTCGTTAAATATAGTTAATAAATCGGAGAATTCCAACTCTTTATGTATATAAGTAGTATAGTGTTAAGTTTAATTACTTTAATTTAAAGCTAAATTATAGCCACTAAACTGCACCATATACTCTTTAATTCCGGTTCCTAAACCATCTTTAAAATCTACACCGGTGCGCAGAAATTTCTTAACACTAGAAGGGCCTCCTAGATGAGCGGCTGCTAATAAACCGGAAGGGGTAATTTGCACTCCGTAAACTACTTTACCACTGTACCGTCCAATTTCGTTTTTTAGTACAGTGTTATTGTGTATTAGTAACTTAAACATTGCTTCTTCTTGTATCCTAGGTGAATTTAAGAACTGAGAGTTTGTAACGTTTCTATATCCAAGGCCGTTTAAAGTCTTTCTACCAAATTGATATTTTCCTAAATATCCGAATTTGTTGATTGCTTTATAATTATTGGACGATTCTCTAGCTCCGATAGATTGCAAAAAATCATTATGAGATTTTATAGCAGGGTAATAGTTAATTACTTCAACTAGATTGTAATTTAAAGGTGTAATTTGTTTTTTTACTATATTAATACTTTCTAACTTACTGAGCGGTCTTTCCACATTGGCAAAAGCCATAATAACAAACATAGTTGTAGTCATAGCGATAAAAGTCAATAAATGTTTCATGAGTTTTTGTTTAGGTTAAAATAGATCCAAGAATGATGTTCCGATCTCTTTTTTGCGCAACTTTTCATTACGTTCGTGCAGTTTTACTAAACTGTCTGCAACTTTACGTTCAACTGTTTTAGATTTTTTGAACGTGGAAAACTTGATTATTTTGGTTTTTTCCATGTTAATAAATAGCATTAAATTCTTGAGATGTATTCATCACCGGGTTTGCTATTGTCCTGCGACCAAAGTCCTAGTTCTTTTAAGTGTTCTATGTGGTGCTCATCTAACTCCCAATCTACCTGTTCTGCTTTCTTATCCAGATAATCCTCCATTACCTCAACCTGCTGGTCTGTTATAGGAGAAGTAGCGTAAAGAAAAGAACAGTTATAGCATAAAAATTCTAAATTATCTAAATGCCAATTTTTTTTATCGCCATTTTTATGCTGTAGTATAAGAGGTACTTTTGTATCCAGAACTCTTCGTTCACTAAAAGAACAGTGAGCGCATTTTTCTTCAATTAGAGCTTCAAATATGATCCTTTGTTTTATTTTCTTTGGATCAAAATGTTCTGCTGGTACTCTACCTTCAAGTAAATCAAGAAGTGGTGGTTCCTTTCCTCCGTTGGTTAAAAACTTTGGAATACCTTTCCCTTCTTGGTTCATATGAATTTCCAATAAAGTTTTACCAGTTGCTTCATCTTTATAAAGCTTGGCATACTTTTTATAATGATTATAGGATACATTAAGGTACCTTGCTGCTGCTCTATTTGAACGAGTAACAGTTATAGCTCTCAACATAGCTTCTTTAGTCAATATTTTGGAAGGTCTTGGCATTATGTAAGTCTATCTTTCTATTGAGTTAGGATTAAGCATATCATTGTCTTGAGAATCTTGTTCTAATTTTCTAGTCACTCTACCTTTTACGAATTGATCTGTCTGTTGATCATCTGTTTCAAAGTCTAAGACTTCTATCAATGCCTTTTGACCTGATAGTTCTGAAGCTCTTCTAGCTATTGCTACAGCTTGGTCGTGGTCCATAATAATTAAACCATTATAAGTATCCTCACCATGGCCTTCTACAGTCGTGATACCTACTAAGGGTTTTACAGTGGAACAGTTTATACAAACTGCGTAACCTAATTCTTTTCTCTTTAATGGAAAGTCGTTGCCGCACTTAGGGCATTCAATCATTTCTAATTGCATATCGTATAACCTTTTACATTTTAAATTTATACCTAAAGATAAGTAATAAAATTCAGAAAGGCAACTCTTTCTTAAACTTTATTTATTTATTTTATTTATTACATTCCAGACGTCTTCTGGTTTCTTAAAATCGACCTCTTTTTGTTTTTTATCTACATTTATAGTTATTTTACCGTTCCAATCCATATCGGGCATGAGTTGGTATAGGTACGTATTAATTAGAGTGTACTGCTCTTTTGAGAACGACATTCTAAATAAGTTCTCTATAACATCGAAGAATTGATCTTCGTAGACAGTCATATCTAACCCTATCTCAGTTTCCATAAAATCTCTTCTTTCTTCTATTTTACGAAGGCCGTCTAAAATTTGTACAAAGAGTTTTTTGTTCATAGTTTCTGCACTAAGTGGTTTTTGTGTTATCCGGTAAGAAATTTTGTGGGCAGAAAATAGTACTTGGCGAATCCTTTTTTTTGGTTCAATCATAATAATCCACTTTAATAGTTTATTGTCACCGTTATAACCTTTAGGTTTAAATTTAAACTTGTCCTGGATCAGCTCCAGTATCACCTTGATCAGGATTCTCTCCTGCTAAAGCTTTACGAATAATTCTATCAAAGTATTCAATGTAAATAAAGAAACCAATTATTGTCTTGTCTTTCAAGTTTCTATCTCTTTCAACTCTCATATCAAATTCACCTAATCCTTTTTCAAGTCTAGTTTCTAATTCAATAGCGATGTCGTTTTGTTGGGTTGGAGTTATAGAACCAAATTCTGTAGGAATAAATTGAATTTTCACTCCTTTTTTCTGAGGGTCTTCATTTGTATCTACTTTTAGTAGAAAGGAATGTCCAGCAAATTTAATTTTGGCAGCTTCGGTTATAACTTCTTTTACTAATTTTTCTAAATGGGTTAATTGCTTCATATTATAAAGATAGGTAATTAAATTCAATTATACAAATAAATAGTTAACCAAATAGCATTTTCTTTTGTTTTGCATTATTTTCATTCAAGATTTGGTGATTTACTATCTTTCTATTACGACAATATTGGTCAATTGTCCATACTAAATCATCAGTATTAAATTCTACCTCTTCTTTTGTTCCGTTGAGGTACGTAAATTCTATTATATATTTTTTCATATCTAAAAAGTTATTCCTTTAATTTCTTGACCAATCGGTCTATGTGAATTATTTTTGTACCGGGTTGGCGGTGTTCCCCACTTATAAATATACGTCTCTGCTGCTGGACCTTCTGTTGCCTTAAACGCTGTACCTTCCTTACCGTTTTTTGTTGCTGAGGAGCCGAAGTGGTAAAAATGTGCTTGATGAGTTCTGATAAAAGTCATTCCTTTAAGGTCTAATTTTAAAAAGAAATCCCAATCACATATAAATGGAGATTTATAGAGTGTATCGAATCCTCCAACGATCATGTAGTCTATCTTTTGCATAGCAAAAGGAAAAATTCCTCCATCATTAGTAGTCTTCACCTCACTAATACTTTTTTCATACTTAAGAAATCCTTCGTAGTCAAAGGTACTGGGTGTACGACCTAAATCCTTTGCAGGAAAGTTAAAAATCCCAGGTCCTTCTGGTTCAATCTGATTAATAGTAAGAACTGTATTAGTGAGTTCTGTTTGCTCTATGACTGTATCCCAGCCTTTACTTAGAACATTGTCATCATTTATAATACATATTTTTTTATTTTTTGCATTATATACTCCAAGGTTTAAAGCCATCTGCATTCCTTGATTATCAGCTAGTGGAAGCACATTAATGCTGTCTTTATATCTGTTCAGTATATGTTTGCTCTCTTCTACAAATCCATCTACAATTACTATTATTTCATTTTTATTATCTTGACCTTCGAGAGCAGATCTTAAGCATATATCCAAAAACTCAGGATTTCTATAGGTAGGTATTATTAAACTAATCATTTTTCCAAAATTTATAAATTCCTTTTTCTAATTCATATTTTTCCCATACAAATCTATCTTGCATAGGTTGGTGATTTGCCCAAATCCACATTTTTTCTAAACCATCTCTCAATGTAGTTGTAAATTTAAAATCTAATAAATCAATAGATTTTTGAAAGGTTGGTATTGAATGTTTTACTTCATGTCTTGCTTCTAAGTACCTAAATTTATCCTCAGTTCCAATTACGGATTTAAGAGTATTAGCAGCTTCCTCTATTGATATTTCCTCAACACCTCCTAAGTTAATAATTTGTTTTGATGTTTGTTCCCTTACAGCAGCATTCCATAAAGGCTCTAATATATCATCTATAAAACTAAATGCCCTAGTTTGTGAACCATCTCCAAATATAGTCATTTGTTCCTGATTGATATACTGGTACATCCATATGCCTAGTACATTTCTATACTTGTCCCATATATTTTGTTTAATACCGTAAACATTATGGGGTCTTATTATACAGTAATCTAATCCGTGCTGTTCGTTTGCAATTTGGATATCCATTTCACAGGCATATTTTGCTACACCGTATGGGTCAATAGGCTTAGGTACTTGTTTTTCGTCAAATATGCCACCATACCCATGACCGTATACAGCAAGTGTTGATGTAAATACTAGCCGTTTAACGTCGTTTTTAATACATTCATTGACTATACGTGCTGTAACCTTTAAGTTGTTATCATAGTTAAAGCAGCGAATAAAAGGTGATAATCCTTCTGCTGCATAGGCAGCAAAGTGAAACACATAATCAAACTTATGAACTTCAAAGCAGTTCTCAATAGGGTGATCTACTAAGTTCATTTGCCAAAATGTAACTTTAGGGTGTACATTAGTTTTATACCCCCCACTTAGATCATCAATACCTACTACTTCATATTCTGGTTTATTTTCTATAATCCAATCTGCTAGTCTGCTTCCTAGTAGTCCTGCTACTCCTGTAATTAGTATTGTTTTCTTACTCATATCTTATCCCAATTTGTTAAAGGTGCTAGCCAAGCTGTTTCTCCGTGAGTTGCGTAACCTGGAAGTGGTGTTACTAATAATTCGTTTTTCTCTCTAAGTTCTGTAAACATATTAAAGTCATTAGGATATGTACCGATTGTATGCTTTTTCATTATTTCGTTTACTTTCTTTAATGTTTTAACTCTAGCAGCAAATGTCATTGTGGTACTGTTAGTTATCTTCCAATGTACACTATCCGTTAAGTACACTCTAGTATCTTCTGCGTTACCTTTACAGTAAGGGTTACCACCTTTTGATGGATCTAAATACTTATCGGGGTGGTCATATAAAGATACGAAACTTGCTCCTAATAAAAAACCTTCTTCCAATATTTTTTTACTATCAGGTTTATGTAAGTAGTCATTTTCAATAAAATAGACTATCTCTTCATTATCAAACTTTAAAGCTTCATTTAATCCAATATTAAAAGTACCAGCTCCATGTCCTATAGAAACATACTTAATTGTTACATTTTTCAAAAACGGAGTCTTTGTATACTTATAAAGCATATGGTTTGTTTCCTCTGAGGTATCATCGGCTATGATAATCCATTCTGCATCTTTAAATTCTTTTACTGCATTTTTTAAGCAGTTTTCATTGTTAATGTAATCTGGTTTAACTTTATTGTATCCGCTATCTGAAATTCTATATATTACTTTCATTTTAAAAGCTTTATTAGAGCGTCCTGCATTCTTTTTTCATCTGATCTCTGTTTAACTCTATATTCAATCTCTCCAGGTCCTCCATCTATATAAATGTTAGGGAGGTGATGAATAAGATTATCTTCAAAATCTGATATGCATATTAGTTTTTTCATTCCGGCATGTCCATATATGTCTGTATTAGTTTTACATTTAACACTAAAATGATCATTAGAGAAAAATTGAGTAAAATCTTTTTCTGACTTAATTTTTAATAATTGCTCTTTTGATAAGATAAAGGAGGCTTGATGAATGTTTGTAAAGTGTGCAAATTTCTTGCCGTTATACTCTTCTACCGAATTATAATCCCAGTCGTAGATCCAATGATAGGCAGGGTAGTAACGCCCTGTATGGTTCTGTTCGTACTGTATCAATCCTGCTATTCTATCTTGAGGTAGTATTTTTGTGTACTCTATAAACTTATCAACGTGGTGTTCTTTCCATAAATGGTCATTCTCAGAAAAAATAAAGTAATCAAAATTATTTGATTCTTGATTAATCATCTGACGGCATGTCATAGGTAGAAGCTGGTAATCTTCTAGTTCTATTTTATTTACCAGATCAATTCCTTTTATAGAAGGAAGATCTATATTTGAATGAACGACTACGGTGATTTCGTACTTCTTAAAAGACTTTAACTCCGCTACTACCTGTTGTAGGTAATTTAGTTGCTCCTCACCAAAATTTACTAAAACTGCTAATATTCTCATAACTTACCTACCATCTATTTTTTACTTCTTTGATTAAGCTTTTATAGGAATTAAATCCTAATATGTTTGCTCCACTGAGGAGTTTTAACCATGAATCTGTTTTCCAGATACCTCTTCCTGCTCCTATTCCTTGGGGGCTGTCAAATATCATTACATCTCCTCCAAAATAAGAAGCAATACATGCATTTCCTCCCGATACTGTTATATGTCTTTCTGATGAGGCTTCTATCGTAAACTGTAATGTATTATAGCTCATATCTGGGTACATTCTTGTAAAGTCTTCTATGGTGTATACTTCCGGATGTTCCTTTTTTATAAACGCATAGTCTTCAAACTCTTTAATTTCGTTTTCATCAGTGTAATAGTCCTTAGCTTTACCTGTAGGTCTTATATATACAATATCGTATTTTTCTTTTAAATATCCAAATAATTCACCTAGTACTTCTATTGTAAAATAGTTAAATACACCTTGTGACCACTCTAATGCAAATTTATTTTGAATAACTACAACAGGTTTATTGAAACTAATCTTATTTTTGAAATGGTCTTTAATCGGCGGTGGGGACCATTGAGATTCTGTGTAATAAGGAGGTTCTAAATTATATGAAACAGTATCATTAATCGCATCGAATCTTTCTACTTCTTCTACATCCGAACTAAAATAGTAAACAGATTTTAATCCTGGTTTGCATTTTACCTGGTAAGGTAAATTAATATTTTGGAAGTAATAAGCTTTAGGTAGAGATTTAATCATATCCCAAGTAAACTCATGAAACTCTTCTACTACTTTCATTTATTTAAATTTAAACTCTTATGATAACCTCTTGTTGCCTTGCCTACATATGGATCAAATACACTCCCTACATCTATATATGTGTTTGTCTTATTTTCTTTCCATAATTCGTGTATGAAGACATTTGTTGCCATTCCAGCTGAGAAGCAATACACTTTCTGTTTATCGTCAAATGTGCTTCTAACTAAGTTTAACAATGCCTCTCTCTGTAGCCAAACATTATTTTGAGGAATAGTTATAAATTCTGTTACAAATGAAAGTTTTTTTAGATCTTGATTACCAATATAGGTTACCCATTTATTTTTTAATGTCTCAATAAGAGGTTGAAGATTTCCTTGCATACTAGCTTTATGAAATATATCAGCATCTATCCAGTCTTGATAGTATTTCTCAACGTCTGAGTCTAGATTAAAAGTTTTGTAATCTTGTGCTCCTAATATGTAATCTTGTTTTACACTAACTATTTCTTTTAACGCATCTCCTAAGTCCGGGTAGTATATATTACCATCACAGTTGGCTCCTTTAAGTTTTCTAATATTATACCATTCTCCATCTCCCCAACGTGTTAGGGCAAAAGGTTGGTTTGTTTCTAATTTAAAAAGTATATCTTTAAGTGTCATTACTTTCGCTAATTGCTCTACCTTTGCTTTTCTCCCAGTCTTTTTCTGGTCTAACCTCTAGGTTTGTTTTCCAACCTCCTTTGATAGTATGCAAGGGACTATCTAATTTATCAGCTAATGTAATTAATGCATTTACATCCTTAGGGAAACATGTTCCTCCGTATCCTAGTTTTCCATCTGGGCCAGGTACATGTAGGTGACTATCTCCTATTCTCCCGTCTGAAGCGAAGCCGTATAATGCATCATTCCAGTTAGCACCTAGCTTGTCTGATAGTACTTTAAATTCATTTACTATGGAAACCTTAGTAGCAAAAAAAGTATTATTCATATATTTAATTAGTTCGGCGGTAATATAATCAGTTTGAATTATATGTCTATTTCTAAATCTCTGCTCAAATAGCTGTGTTACTTTAGAACACAGATCTTTAGGTCCTCCGAAAATAATTCTTGCTTGAGTCAACATATCTAATTTAGCGGTTCTCTCAGTGAGAAACTCCGGACTAAATACTATATTAATTTTAGGGTACTTCTTTGAGAGAGCTAATGTAGTACCGGGTAGTACAGTGGATTTAAGTATATAGATAGGACCTTCTGCAGCATCTTCAAATACTCTATCTACATAGGATGTGTCTTGAGATCCATCTTTAAACATTGGGGTTGGTACACAAACAAAAATAAAATCGCATTGATCTATCTCCTCTTTTGTGTGAGTAGTTTTTAAAGGATCTAAATCATAGATTCTTAAATCAGTTGTTGGGGAGAAAGCAAATGCTTGACTCTCTCCTACAAACCCATTTCCTATCACTCCTACTTTAAATTTTTCCATATAGTAATTCTGCTATTTTGAATTGCCATTTATAATCTATATCAAATGCTTGATGCTCTTCTATAGTATATAAGATAAGGTTTTCTTTTGAATAATCCACCATAAAATGATTATTTTTTATAATATTTAATTTCGATGCATATAAACAATGAGCTGCTTCGTAAGTGGGGTTTATAACTTTTGTGTTCATTATAGTTTCTCCAGCCGGCCAGGAGTTAATCATGTTACCGGATGCATCCCAATAGTACTGTTTTTTTTCTATAACCGCAAATAAATTTTCTTCATCTTGAGTTAAAAATTTAGAAACAAAATCATCTATAGTTTTTATAGTCAAAAAAGGAATACATCCTGAGATTAGTACAACATATTTGTAGTCAAGTTTATCATGCCATTCATATATTGTTTTAAGATCCTTATCTTCATTAGCAGATTCTTGACTCCTACTGTAAATATGTATACCTTTTTTAGAAGCTATGTTTTTTAACTCCTCCTCATATACCGAGGCAATGATTTGTTTTTTAGGTATAATAGAAGAAGTAATTAACTTGTCTAATACTAGATCAAATAAGGTAGTGCCTGCAAAAGGTTCAAGCATTTTTTGAGGAACCCTCTGACTGTTTAGTCTTGCTTGAACAATAAATGCTACATCTTTAATGTCTTTCACCCTCTTAGTTTCTTTTTAATTTCTTCTTCAGCTTCTGTAACAACTATCTTTCCATCACCATAGGCTTCCTCTAGTTCCCTTATTCCGGAAACTAATTTAAAGAGGCCATGTGGGGTGACAGAACAGCTATGATCAGATCCCCAGCTCGTTCTATCTAAAGTTACATGTCTTTCTATAATAGTGGCCCCTAGGTATATAGCAGCAACTGTTGTGCCTAAAAGTAACTCATGTCCTGAGTATCCTATTTCACAGTCGGTGTATTTTTCAGCTAATGTATTTATAGCAGATAGATTAAGATCTCTAACCGGTGTAGGGTATGAAGAATTACAATGAAGTATTCCTATTTGATGACCGTTTTTAAATAGGTCTTTTGCTTTTCTTAAAACATTTACTGCCGAGTCGATCTCCTCCTCTGTGGACATTCCTGTGGAAAGAATAACTTTCATGTTACTTTTCATACAAGATATAAGTATCTCATAATTAGTTAACATTGCAGAAGGTATTTTAATAAAAGGCAGGTTATATTGTTTTAAAAATTCTACCGAATCGTAATCCCAAGGAGAAGCAGACCAAGTAATTCCGGACTGTTTACAGTATGAATCTATAAAATCATATTCTTTTTTACCGAACTCTATCTTGTTTTTATATTCAAGATAGGGCATTTTTCCCCATGGAGTATCTCTTATAATATTTTTTTGATGTTCAGGAATACTTTTATCAGGGTTTCTTTTTTGGAATTTGACTGCATTACAGCCTGCTGCTGCTGCTATATCTATAAGTTTTTTTGCAACAGAAAGATCGCCGTTGTGATTAATACCTATTTCAGCTATGATATAGGTGTCAAATTTCTTCAATTCTTCTAGATTTATCGCAAATTAACAAGTCGTATGGAGGTTTATCCCCTACTCTTAATTGATGGTATTTGCAACTCCATTCATCAAGTTGTTTTTTTGTTAAATCATAATGGTTTATACCAGATTTTGATCCTCTTGCTGTCCAGTATGTAATGTTATGACCTTCATCATACAGTTTATTAATCTTATCTATATTAACCTGTATAGGGCTGGCTAAAGCATACGCTCGAAAGTCTCCTCCGTAAACGTAATCACAAATTGTTTCATCAATATCTACGTAGATGTTCATAATGTACTGTAGTATTTATTTTGTTTTTCTTGTCTTATTATATCTTTTGGATGATATAGAGCCCACTCTTCTTCCATAGGGAGCATACCATGTAACTTAAAACCCTTTAATACTTCATGAACCTTATTAACCCATTTAATATCTAAATGGTTTCTATATATTCTCATCTGCCAATCAGCCCAGTTTACCCATCCTTTTTCATTTACATTCCAGCCCCATTTTTTAATATGATCTTCTGTTAATCCTTGTACAGTATTTACTCGAGGCACTCTTAGCATATCAACTTCAGAATTTGCTTCTAATAATGCTGGTAGGTTGTCTATTAAGTGTTTGTTAGGTATCTCATCTGCATCTATCTGAAATATATATTCTCCAGAGCAGTAACTTGTAAGTTGATTTTTCCAATCTGCAAAATGATTATCAAAATCATCATTAAACACTTTAACCTCTACATAGTCTAAACCACTTAGGTAAGTGAAAACACTACTATCCCCATTTTTAGAATCATAAAGAACCACTATTTCATCTTCTTCTCTTTTGTTAAAGATTAAAAAACTAATAAGCTTCTGTACTTCTACTAACTCATTACAAACAGTTACAGCGTAACTTATTTTCATGCTTCAAAAAATCCGATTGCATCTAGAGCATCCATAAAATCTTTTTGTCCAAATTGCTTAGAATTTTTCATATCCATTCTATATGTTTGATCAGAAGGAAATTGCTTTATTTTTCTTTCTTCTTCTGTAATTTCTATGGCTTTAACAGAAGACCATTTCCAATTTGTTTTATTTGTTCCATCTATAAACACCATTCCTTTAGCTGGTAATGTAACCGTTGATGGAAGCCAGGTTTGCTTATTTGAGTCTTCAAACATTAAATCTTTGTATAACTCAGGGGATGTTTCAATTGCATCAGTGATAACTTTGCTTCCTTTCACTAACTCGGTACTAGACGTAAAACCACATCCCAGGCATAGCCATGTTGTTAGTTTTTCACTAAGTACTTGTTCATAACATGCGTTACCGTTGCATCGGCCGCATTCTACTAATTGGTCTTTATCCATTTGTTTGTAATTTTGGTAAATTTAATTTAGGTAAATTTAATTCGATTTGTTTGGGAAAATCAGGAAGGGTTCTTTCTAGAATTATTCCTAGTTCCTCAGTCATTTTATCTAAACTAAAATTAGTCCTGTTTTTAAATCCTAATTTTTTCGCGTTAACTGTGAAGCTCTTATAATTCTTATAGACATTTTTTATCGCATTAGCAGCTTGCCCATCATCTGGGGTGAACCATTTTGAAGTCTCAATTATAGTGCCTTGTGATAAAGCTGATTTATGTACATCGGTTAGTGTTCCTCCTACTAGTATGGCAAGATCTTTATCTAAAAAATCTAATTGACCAGACCAACCAGATGATATGATAGGTTTATTACTAAGGCTAAACTCTAATAAAGGTCTTCCAAATCCTTCTCCTTTTGTAAAACTCACCATTGCCTTTACTTTAGGGTGGTTGTATAGCTCATTAACTTCTTCATCGGTAATATCGCCGTGAAAAAGATATATGTTAGGTAAGGATCCTTTAACAGTAGATTTTATACTTTCAATTTTATCTAATACCTCTTCCCTGTCAAGTAAGGATGTAGTAGCGTTATTAGTTTTTAAAATTAATGCAGGAGGATTAGGTTTATTTTTAAATACCTCTAAGAAAGACTTGACTGTGTATCCAACATTTTTCCTATCATGTCCGAAATCTCCTTGGAGCCAATGTCCCACAAATAGAAAACAAAAGGACTCTTTAATCTGATTTAAGGCTATAGTAACTTCCGAATTAGGTCTAGGTGTGGTAGGAAAATATTTTGTAATATCAGCTCCTTCGAAAATTACTTCAATAGGAGTTTCTAATTTTACCTTACCTACTGTCTTATTTGTATTTTGATCTACTGCATCAAATGAAGTTTCAAGAAAAATATCTTTACTGTGTTGAGATGATGTTAGTATTAGATCCATACTATTGCAACCTTTAATCCAGCTAGCATCTGCAAGATTTGTTTCTATACCTGCAGTTAATCCTATATTAAACTTCCCTGTCTTTTTGAACTCATTTGGGACAGTAATTTGAATCCATACATCAGGTTGAGATTGCAAGTTATGTACTATTAGATTTTGAAGTTCTACTTCTTGATGATCAGCTAAATAACCGAATCGAGTATTTCCCCATCTCTGGCTTAATACTTTAACTTCGTATTTCTCTAATGATAATAAAGCTTTAATGAAATCTCTAGATCTTGCTCCATATCCTGAGTATGTGTCAATTGGGCAAGAAACTACTACTGTTGTTTTATTCATCTTAATAACCAGTTAATTTATGCTTAATGTACTTTGAAGGTCTTTTTTTAGTCTTAATTAAATCAAATCTAGATCTAGGTTTAAATTTATCAAAAGCTTCATCTAATGTTTCAACTATATTTTTACACATAGCAGATGCAGACATTTGTGACTCATCTGATGTCACCCACTCTCTGCCTTTAAGACCTCTTTTTTCTCTATCTTCAGAAGAAAGGTTGTAAACCTTTTCTATAGCCTTAGCTACATCTTCAGGTTGACATCTATCATCGAAAATATAAGGGGTGGTTGGGGAGCCTGTAAGTGAAATATTAGATGGGAAAACCGGTTCTACCCACTCCCCACATTCTTTTACAGTACCTCTATGGTTAGAAGGAAAATCAGCGTCAAAATCTATCCACTTACCGTCTTTTTCAAATCTCATTTGATCTTGCATACCTCCGGTTACATTACCGATAATCATCTTACCAGCCATCATAGATTCAGTTAAACTTAATCCCCAACCTTCGTTAGAAGAAATTAAAACCGTAACATCTGAGATATTATACATGAGGTTCATTTGACTAGGATTAATACGGGCCTGTGAAAAATACACATTAACGTAACTTGGATCGGTTAATGCCTCTTTTACAGCTCTTAGATCAGTTCCATTATTGTCACTAACATGAGTATGCATTATAAGAGCACATTTTTTTGCTTTTTCTTCTCCAATTAAGTCACAGAAAAGTCTATACGCAAAAATTACATCAGCAGGTTTTTTTCTTTGAATATTTCTAGAATTGAAAAATACTATAAATTCAATATCGTCTCTACCAAGAGTATTCTTTTTAAACTCTAAAAGATTTTCATATAGAGAATGCTTAGAATCTATAGGGAAAAAATCATTTTCGTTAATTCCATGAGGAACATACTTTAGTATCTTACTATCGGCTTTTTCACCTAGGACTAATCTATTAATATTGTTAGTTTGTTTTGAAATTGCCATAAGTACATCAACTGAATCATAATAGTTGACATTATACCCTGGGGCTGGGTAGTCATCCCATATATTGAGCCAGAAGATTGGTATCTTGGACCTAATTTCCCTTTCTATTTGGAATAACCATACCCAATATCTTGGATCGGTAAAGATAAAAATAGCATCAGGTTTCTCTCTTTCAATTAACGCTCTCATTAACTCAGCATCTCCGTAACCATTGTTCGGCAGTACCTGTACAAGTGAATCTGTGATTCCTATTATTTTGTTTACCTCCTCTGATAGATCGTAGATTTTACCAATCTCAGGATGCTTTACAGCGGCTCCTACATTGAACCAATTAAAGTGCTGTGCTGTACCGACTGTGAACTCTCTTGCCATTGTGGCAATTCCGGAGTTCATTCTGATATCATCACATAAAAGTAAGATCTTTTTCCGATCCTTCTTTTCGATATAACGAAACTGTTCTTTCATGGAACTATTTTAATTTTAATGTAGTTTGTTTATGAAGTTTTTCTCTAAATTCTATATCATTAAGATAAAGAAAAATAGCACGATCGGCAAGCTTTTTAAAAGAAAAGTTGTCCTGATAGCAAGCTATTTTAAATTGATCAAAGAGAGGTTGGGTTACTTTTACTGAGGTGAGTCTTTCTTGTGCCATAACTTTTTAATTTATATATAAATATATACGTATATATTAAACCGCATCAGGACATAGCCTGTTTTGTTTAAAAGAGCAAAATCTACAATTATGTTTTGAAGGTGAAGTAGGGTACTCTTTATCTATATACTCTCCGTTTAGGTCCACTGCAGTTTTTACAAAATTATTCATTAGTGAAATTGCTTGACCTCTTTTAATCTTACCAGCGGATGGTTTAAACTCTTGTACTCTTTTTTGCATTGAGGCAAACTCTGCTTCAACAGGTACTTTTCTTTTTAGGATAAAATATTCTACTTCAATTCTATCTATGTCAATCCCAAATTGATTAGCAAAGAATTCTTTATATAGTAAGATTTGTGCTATTTTTTTATCGTCTTTCTTAGCATAATCATTCCATCCTGATGTTGATGTTTTAATATCAACAATAGTCCAAATATCTGCAGTAGAGTTATAAAAAACTAAGTCAATAAAGCCTTTAAACATCACTCCAGGTCTTAACTCCTGGTATAATAGTGTCTCTATGCCAGCTAAATACGTATTGTTAGTACTAAAGTACCCTCCTCGTTTTTTCTTTAAGTAATCTAGTATGTGTTTCCCGTCTAAGTAGAACATATTCAACTCTGCTGCGGTTGAAAAATGCTGATGACTGTTTTGTGCTTTATTAGATTTATAGGCTTTAATCATATTATCATAAAAAAGCTTATCTAAATCCATCTCATTGGCTGTCTTTACTTTATCTCGGTAAAGAACCTCTAGCCAGGTTTGTATAGTAGAGTGCATAGCTGTACCAAAGGCTGCATGAATAGAAGCTTGGTAGGGTGCTAAGTTTCTAACATAGGTTAAGTACCATTGCTTCTGACAGGAGGCAAAGGTAGATAACTGGCTGTATGAAATATGTTTATTTGATTTAGGAGATTGTTTAAGTTTACTCTCCCATACTTGTTTTACTAAGGGATTAGCCTTAGTTTTTGTACCCTCGGGGTATATTTTTTTTGGCATAACTCTTATTTTTTTTACTCATAACTCGAAGCTACTCAATACCGTACTTCTCTTTAAGTACAGCTTTTATTTTTTCTAAGTATAACGTTAAGTCCATAGCCTCCTCTTGAGCATGTTCTAACCAATCTAAAAGATTTAAGTCTTCTCTTTCTAAAGTAGTATTATATTTTTTAATACCTGTTTGAGATCTTATTTCAAACTTTTTTTTGACTAATTCTACGTACTTATCCTTCTTTAAATTTTTTTCCATATAACTAAATATACGAACTTTTTGGTGAGATTACAAATATCTCTTAATACTTTTCTTTTCTTTCCAACCCTCTGTACCGTCGGTGTATTTAACTCTAATCTTACTAGGGGACTTTTGTAGAACTCTTGCTACTTTTTTTTCTTTTAATTCTGATCCGTCTTCATTGAGAGTTATCCATTCATCTTCCGGAGCTTTTTCTTTTATTGCTTCTGTAACTTCTGCTTCTTCTTTAATCTCCTCCAAATTTTCTGGTGTCGGGAGTGAAGTTTCTTCTATAATTTGTTCTTTTTTTACTTCAATATCATCTAGTACTTCATCTAATGTTTCTTCTAAACTTTCTATTTTAGAATCTTTATCTATGGAGTTAAAAAAGTCTACAGCTTCTTCTTCAGTGTAATTTAGTTTACCTTCTTGAAGTTCTCCGTATAGATTTTCTTCATATTTCTTTTTAGGGAAAGCTTGCTCAAAAGCAAAGTTTGCTGCAATTACTAGGGAAAGTGCTAGTGGGTCAAAAACAAATATAATTATAAGGAGTAAAATATTTATAATTTTATCCATAGGTACACCTGTTAGTCCGGAAAGGTATTGAAGTGGGCCTAATTCACCAGTAGCTTCATTATCGTTCTCTAAAGTAAGTATATTGAGTTGGTATTTTTGTAGGCTATCAGCAACTATTTCTCTTTTTGCTTGAACTGCTTTCCTATTTTCTTCTTCTACTGTTATCCTTTTTTGAGATAACCTAAGTTCAGTAGTCGATATAGTATTTCTTATCCCTGTTGCTGCCGTAGTATCTCTAACCTGTATACCGGTGGCTTTGGCGTTGGAGAGTATAGATATATTCTCTGATATTCTATTGAGTTCTGTATCGTACCTCTTGACATCGCTTTCGTAGAAGTCTTTTTTTTGAGTCAAGAATAAAACTTTATTGTCTTTAATTGATAGACTCCTATAAGTATCCTGATATGCTGCACTTAGGAAACCGTAGATACCCATACTAGTAATGAGTACTAGCACTAGGGCAGCAATGGAGAGATACGCTCTAAGCCATTTGTTTAGGTTACCCCAGTACTGATAAAGAAGTGAAGCTATAACCAGCTTAGCTATTTCTAATGAACCAGCCATAAGTATGACTGCGAATGATGCTCCGGCAAAAAGTTTACTAAGGCCGCTGACTGAGTAAAAAGCAGCTGAAGCTGATACAGATAAGGCGGATAAGGTAATTACAGAGGGGAAGAATCCTTTCTTAATATTTTTCCACATAGAGTTCTTTATTAGTTAAGTACCAATTATATTTAATAAGAGTACTACAGCTCCGATTACAGAACCTATCTGGTATAATTTTTTTTGTTTTTGAGCTTTCTTTAAAGACGATTGTAGTTGATCTGAGAGTTCTTGAAAAGCTGTTAATTGTTTGTCTTTGTTACTGGATATTAAGTTTAAATTCTCGATTTGTTTTTGCTGATTGAATACTAGTTCGTTCAAACTTAATACTTTACCGTTGATGCTTTCAATTAATTCATTTAGATTTATATTTTCTAAAACTACTCCATCAAGCCTAGTTAGATCCTTAGCTACTAATTTAGCGATTGGAGTTGTTAGTTGAATCGTTTTTGTAGTATCCGTAGCGTTTTGCGAAAAACTGTTCAAGCTCATCATCACCAAAGTAATCAATAGCATCCAATTTAATTTTTGTTTCATCTTGTATGACAATTATTTTTGTATTAAGTTTTTTAATTTTAATATCATAAGAAGCTATTTCTTCATTAAGATTAGTAGCCTGTATTTTTAAACTATCATTTAGAAATTGGACAGAATCTACTCTTAGTTGTAATGAATCAATCTGTGATTTGTAAACATCAATGTCTACTACTTCTTCACTTGATTTTATGAAAACCATATAAATTAGAAGTAACCCGGCAATTAAAAGCCCTAGATTTTTCTTTATATACTTTATCATCATATTAATATAGTAAAATTTTTCCCCTTATGCAACTATATCCTTAGATTCTATTAGAGTGTAGGTAAATGAATTACCCCATACATCTTTAGCTTTATTACAGATCTCCATAAATTGATTGAAATCTGATTCTTTTGCAAACACTTGGCAGCCGGCAGACCATTTATCTATCTGAGTTGATCCAGCTACTCTTGATCCTGCTTTATGTATGTTAATACCAAATATCCCTTCTTTTACATTTTCTTCAATCATATCATACTTTCCGTCTTCATTATTATCACGGTAAACTTTAACAGGTTTTTGCTGCCTTAAAGCTTCATACTTACCTTGATGTAATCCAACCTTATGAGACCCTCTATACTGGCCTGGTTTTAAAATAGCTACGCCATCTTCATTCATTATATTCTCTACCCAGTGTTTTCCAGGGTCTGTGGTACAGTCTGATTCGTAGTATTTCCAGTTACCGTCTGGGTCTTTAAATGATATTGTCATCTTATCGTCAAACTTATTTGTTACTTGATCGCCGGTACTTGAATTTCTAATTCCAACGATGTTAACGTCTAATCCTTTATCACTTGTAAAGTACTTATATCCTTTACTTCTTACTGCTTTTTCAATTTGATCTCTAGTATAACTCATAATTTATTTTTTATTCGGATTCTCCTTTTTTTCCGAAGATTTTTCCGGCTTCAGCGATTCCAAAAGAACCTAATGTGATTATTACAAATGAATTGTAAACAAATTCATTAATTTCTAGTTCCTGGCCAGTAAACCCTGTTACTATGTCAGCTGTTGCAAATAGTACCATTACTGCAAATGAAGAAAAACCAACTACTGATTTTTCGTTAATATCGTTTTTATCTTTGAAAATGTCTCTGAAGGCCATCCATTTATGATTTAAATAATTAAACATAGCTTAATAACATTTTAAGTAAAACATTTATTTAGTATAAATAGTCAAGTAGAAACACGGAATTGGGGTTCCTAAGTAGAGAGGTTTTTCTTGAAAATAATCTTTCTCCAATAATTATTTAATTCACTTAGTAATAAACCAGCTTCACCAAGTTCAGAACGGTTATCGGGATATCCTATTTCTTTATCATAATCAAAATCTTCTACATCTTCTATGAATTCATACATATCAGGATTAACTCTCTTTAACTTTGGAATATCCCTTCTCCAAAGATGTGAAGGTAATTGTGTTTGGGATTTATATAAATTATTTATATGGTCATCTGGTAGTTCGTTATCTCCTGTAAATGAATGAATCATTTTAGTTCCCATTTGTCCTATGAGTGTTTGATAAGTGGCAAGTGAAGTATGTAGTATACCATCTTCTTTATCTAATACTAAATCAGCAGGCATATTTATAACCTTCATACTATCAAGAAGTTCTCGTAAAGAATTAACATTAACTATATACGATTGAGCTCCTGGTGCTTCAAATCTTCTGATATGCTGTAATCTACCATTCAAATTTATTCCTCGTATTTCGGGTGTTGCTCTACCCAACCAGAGTATATCGAATGAAAGTTTTATAATATCTTCTACCAATAGAGTGTACTCACCATCTTGAATAGAATTAATTAATGCAGTTGTTGGTCTAGCATCATCTTCTAAAAATAAAAAATATCCTAGTGAATTTCCATTAGAATCGAATTCATTCAAAGCAATCTCATACGCCTTCTGATGAGATAATGCAACTCCAATAATATTTTTAGAAAGATTCCCTGATGGGTCTATAAATGTATCCAATCTACCAGTTTGTATCATAGATTTGATATCAAGATCTCTACCCATTATAGCATCTACAAATTCATATTCTAAATCAGACCATTCCCAAGCTTTAGTAAATTCCTGTCTTCTATAACTATCCTTTTCGGATATTACATAAACTTTATCTGCTCCAAAATTTTGTAAGTGGGCAATATTAGTCTTTATCGACACTCTTAATTTCCTTTGGCAAGAATTCAACGTTTACATGTCCGCATTTAGTACAAGCAAAAACGGGAATTGGAATATAAGAGGGTTTTCCAGTTCCTGTAAGAAATCCTGATGCTTTTCTTATAATGATATGCTGTTCAAAATAAACTCCATTGCATTCATCACACGTAATTCCTGTTGTCTGGTTAAGATCTATGTTTAGTTGTTGTTCCATAGTTACTTACTTTTTAACTATAGTCGATTTTTTAGCACGAGGCTTTCTAGGTTTTGCAGATGGTTTTTTTGTTTTTTTGATTTGTGCTGCAGCTTTGGCTTTTCGTTCAGCTGCAAACTTAGATACGACATAGATTACTAGTACAGTAGATATTAGGATTAAACTAAAAATTGCAAATAATTTCATAGGTGTTTTTTAAAATTTGATATAAATATATATTAATTAACTAAGTTAGTATTTATTTTCTAAGTAGAAATAAAAATCTAGGATAGTGCCTTTAGATTCTAAGATTTCATCATCGTACTCTTTGTCGGGAATGCCGAATTTTTTACATAAGCCTTTTTTTAGTGCTTCTAATCGTTTTGATTCTTCTTTTTCAAAATCTACGAGAAGTCTTTTTCTTCTAGCCCTTGCTAGTGAGGTTTCTTCCACCCATTTAAGTTGGTCTCGGATTGAAAGTTGGAATTTTTCATTTAACTGGTGTTCTACTATTTCAGCTTCAAATTCAAATGGTGCATAATCAAAATCGCCATTCTCTATTCTATCAAGAATAGGCGCGTTTGCCGGTAAAGGTTTAGTTTTTGCCGTAAAACTTCTCCACCACATAAATCGATCATATGGCTTTTTATAGTAATTTTTTTTAAAGTATCTTTCTAACCAAGTTAATTTATGGGTAGGACTATAAGGTAATGAAATATCCATATCTAAATATAGTATTAAATTTTTAAAAATCCAACTTTTTCAAAGAATTTCTGTCCTCTTATATTATCTTTAACGCAATAAAGTCTAATATCTTTACCTACATGATAGCAAACATAATTACAGAAATCATGGGAGTCACCGTGTATTCTCTTTTTTGAGACAAACATATTATAGAGGTAATTATTATCAAACCAAACATAGCCGAGAACATTATTATTCTCCTTTAAAACAAACATTAAATTGTTTTTTTGAAATCTATGTTTGGCTTCTTCAACATTAAACATTCCTGCCCATTGTATTTCTGAGTTGAATAAGTCAATGCATTTTTGGACTAGATGGAGATCATCAGGTTCTACTTGTTGAACATTTAAATTAGGTCTAAGTGTAGGTGCTTTAAAAACCTCTTTATCGGCAATGTACCAAATTTTTTTTGTAGGATCTTCAACAAGTGGAAACATTACTTAGTCTTTTGTAGTATTTCAAGAGCGCGTTGTATTTCTTCAGTTGTGTATTCTAAGAGAATTTGATAAGCTCGTCGATCATCTACTTTTCGTTTAAAGTCTTTTGATTCGCTTTGATGACTTGAAAGTCTATTTTGTCTATCATGCCAGGCTGTAATTGTATCACTCATAACTTTCTATTTTTATATTTACTTAAAGATAGTATAATTTAACCAGAAAACCAACTATTACAAGTTTTTATTATGAACTAAAATACCATTAGCAAAAAAATTACTATTGTCTTCTACATGAAAAATATAAGTCTGTACTGGTTCTCTCTCCTGTTCTTCTAAGTCTACAAGTTTTACATTCTCTAGTTCCAAATCAATTAAACTATCTCCTACTTTAAGTTGATTAATTTCGGAGGTAAAAGTGTATCTTGCTGATGTTAGGTTTGGTTTATAAGATGCTAGGTGTTTACCCTCAACATAGTATGGATGATCAAATGTAGAAATTATTTCAATATCATTTTCTAATATCAATTTGATTAAGTCATTATGTATAGAGGTAGAAACTTCTATTACTTCTTTAACTTCTATTTCTTGAGTTTTTTCGTTATAAGAGAGAACAAAATCACCTATTCTAATGTCCTCTATGTACTTAGTATAGTAATCCTCCATGGTAACCTCTGTACCTGCTACAAAGCAAAGTTTATTGGACATTTGTTTACTATTTAAAAATTTTTCCATTTATATCTATTAAATTTTTGAAATATTTACACTTGCTTTAAGGAAATAAAACAGTCTGCACTATACTTTTCATATGCTACTTTCAAATTAAACTTTTTGCTTTCTTTTTTAAATCTTTATTTTTTACTTGTATTACTATTTGGTATTTAGTTCCTTCTTCTACTTTATCATATGTCATATGCTGCCAAGGTTTATAAATATATACATCTCCTTGTTTAATCTTACAAACAGCGCATCCTCCTTCTTTACTTCGTTCCCAACTTTCTTCTGCAATAAGGTTACCTCCTTTGAAATTATCATTTAAGTATATATCAATACTCATACATAGTTGTTCAGGGGCAGATAAAGGCATTCCTTTAGTAGTCATAACATGTCTATCGTATTTATCTCCTTCTTTGTATCTGAATAGACTGATATCTAAATCATTAAAATTAACATTATTAAACTCTTTAAATATTTTCTCACTAATGATACTATTTAATCTTTGATTAGATTTAATTTTTGGTACATATCCAAATCCTCTAGAATGCACTACTCCTTTTACTAAAGCTGAAGTTTTATGATCTTTTAAATCGTTAATATTATCTTCTAGAAGTTCATTACAAAGATCTTGAGGTATTATATTAGTTAATTTACGAAAAAGAGGAGTGCAAACAAACTCTTTACCTACATAATAAGTCCAACATACTTCTTTATAGTCTCTCATAAATTTAGGATAAGATTTGAGAGAGTCTTTCTTGAAATGATATATCTTTTTGTTTAAAAGTTTATCTTTTTTTAATCTAGCATATTCATATATCGATAAACAACAGTTTTGGTTAGCTATAGATTTAGCTGCTTCTTCAAACTTACCGTAACTTCTATCTTTATATGTATCCATAAAGATACCATCATACTTAATGCCTTTCTCTGCTAATGTAGGTATTACTTCAGTCCAGTCACCAAATAAGATAGTAACATTTGACTTACCTATAGCCCATTCTAACGCTTTTTCATAAATCTGAGGGTTTATTTCTATACAGGTGTAGTGGTTTGCAAGTTCTGACATTTTATTTGCCGAGAATCCCATTCCGAATCCAACATCAAGAACGTTGCCTCCATTTTCACAAACTACGTTTGAATACATATCCATCAGAGATTTGGATATAGAATCCATTACAATGGAACGATTATTATTTTTTAGGTAAATTGTTTTACCTGTAAATACTACCTCTTTATCTCTCATATTAAACTTGTATCTAATTTTAATCGCGTTTTTGATATTCCTATTTGGAATATTTCAATATTATGTGGGAGTTCAATTACGAATTTTATAATATTAGAAACTTCTGAGAATTTTAGTTTTTGATTTTTTACTAACTTAGCACTCTCTAATGTATTAGGGTATACATTTATAATACGAACTTCCTTTTCTATATCTCGTAATTCAAATGTTTTTTGTTCTAAATGTTTTTTATCCTCAATATACTTTTGATTAGGGCCTCCAAATATTAATGCAGATGTTAGTATATTAATTATAGTTTTAGGTTTATATTTCCACTCTTTATAAACAAGTTCAAATAAATCAGATTGTAATTTATCTTTATATTCATTATTAATAAATACATCATACTCGTTTATCACATTTGAAAAGTAATGTGCATACGAATCAGTAGTACTTAGGGAATCAGCTTTATGACCATTTGAAGAGAGATGATCTTTTATATTCTTTCCCAATCCATAATTTCCTGTAACTAATATTTTCATACCATAAAGGTATTACAGTAGTGGGTTTTTTAAATCTAAATGTTCGTAAAAGTAGAACCCGATTAAACTCCATCGATTTCCCTTAGTAACTTCTAAGACTTCGTGTTCTAATGAATGTTTAAAAGTGTAAAGGGAACCTGTATTTTTTGGTAGTATCTGGTATTTCGGTTGGTGTATAACAAAATCACCTCCTTCGTAATCTTCATTTAAAGAAGCTCCTATATTATAAATCTGATTATCATAATAGATATCTCTATGTCTACCGAACTTGTCACCAACGGAATAGTTAAACATATGAATAGCATCTAAACTTTTAACAACTTTAATTCCAGTTGTTTCAGTAAAGTAAGAATCCATTCTATCAAAAATCCACCGTATATATTGATTCCACCCAATAGAATAAAAATTATAACTAATAGGACGTGGGTATTCATTCCTCTCTGTCTTTTGTAACTTAGCCGAAAGTTTTATAATAGCATCACATTCTTGTTTATTAAATGAAATCATCAAAGATGCTTAGCACTAAATAATTCAAAAAATTTAGTTACAGTTCGTCTAATTTGAGATTTTTCAGTATCAGTCAATACTTGTACAGTTCGATTTTGAACATTAGTATTTGATACTTTTTTGTATAATGTTGGTTTTTTCATACTATTAATTATTTATTGTGCACTAATATTCCGTTAGCGTAAAAATTTCTATTATCTTCAACGGAAAAAATATAAGTTTGAGTTGGTACAACTGGTAGTTCCGTTATACTCAAAATAGTAGTTTCAATATCACTATCTAATGTGTATACCGTATCACCAACTTTTATCTGAGAAACTTCTAACGGTAAGTCATATCTTTCGTTTGTTAACTTAGGAGCATACGATGCAAGTTCTAAATTATTTACATAGAATGGGTGGTCATGTGTAGATATAACTTCTGTTTGATTTGAAAAAGTATATTTAACCAAATCATCATGTACTGGTGATTCAGTATCTAATACATTCTTATCTTGATGTATTCCAGTTTTTTCATTATACGTTAAGACTGTATCACCAACTACTACGTCTTCTATGTTTTTTTCATCTCCATTGGATAACATAATTGAAGTTCCTGCAATAAAACAATACCTATTATGTACCAATACCTTATTTGCAAAAAAGTTATGATTTACTTCTACTGTCTTTACATTGTAAACAGCAGTTGGTTCTGTTAGTATTTCGGTTGATAATATTGTTAATTCTGAACCATCTTGTTTAAATACTTTGAATCCTTCTTCTGCTTTTGTTGTAGTAAGATTGTATACACCTGTAGTGTAATCTGGGTCCATAGATACCCATCCTTTTTCTTTTGAATATAATGGATGATCTAACGTTGATTCTATAATACTGTTATCTTCAAATGTGTATTTTACAGTTGTATTTACCAATTTGGATCCGATTCCTTTAACTAAGTGCGGCTCTACTACATTAGTAGCAAAATTAAAAGACAAAACAGAATCTCCTATTTTAATATCTTCTACTAATTTATACTCGCCATTTGCTAAGGTAATTTCAGTTCCTGCTACAAAACAAGGAGCGTTGTGTGATACGATGGCTTGAAAAGAAGTAGACCCACTTATGATATATGTATCAGTATCTTCAACATCTAACTCAACAATTTTCAAACCAGTATCGGATGTTACATAAAAGTTAACCTCGTCTATATCAATAATATTACCGTTTAAATCAAAGAAATAATCATCATCCGGGTTTAGATATTGGGTAGGTTTATATGCTGTTTGATTTGAAGAAGAATTATAGACTAACCACTGTTTACCGGTGCCGGTGAATTTAGAATCTGAATCGATTACAACTTCCATAAGTGCATTATAAGTTGAATCTCTTTCTACTTTAAATACAACTTGTGATGATGTTATGAATGATCCAGATGGTAATTCGTTACCTTCAAAATTCCAAGCTAGTAATGTGGAATCGGATTCAACTTGTGGTGAACCAGAAATAAAATACGATGATACAAAGTCTCCGACTTCCGTATCTCCTATTTCGGTGAAAGTACCGTCTACCATTTGTATTTTATGAGTAGACAATATACCAGATGATCCTGCTTTTATAAAGTTTGTAGCAAACTCATAATAATGAATATCTGATAGCTTATTAATGTACCTTGTTGTGTCCACTTCAGATGATATGTCAGCAGGTAATTCAAATATAGAACTTATCTTATAACTATGTAGTGTTACTACACTTAAATCACTCCCATACACTATTTGAAAAGATCTTACAGATGTTATGTGGCCATTATCATCGGTATTAGACGTATTATAGTGATATTGGAGGATTAATTTATCATCTCCTTTAATTTCCTCTACAAATGAATTCCATCTATCTTCGTTTGACTCATTTTCTACTGTAGAACCTATTTTATAGAAACTAATAGGGTTATATACTTCGGTTATATCCTTTATAGCAACATCTGGAATATTAGATGGGTTAATAGTTGATTCTAGTGTATTTGTAATTGAATCAGATCCAGAGTAATAATGTGAAACTACAAAACTACCGCTATCAGTTGAATCACTTGAATCAAATAAACTAAGTAGCTCTAATGTGCTTTTACAGTATACACTATCAAATAAAGCAGATTCATCATATGCTAACCTTAATATAAATTTATCATCTGAATCTTCTATACTTTCTGGGTATATTGTGTTTAAATCCTCTGGATGTAGAACTATATTATCAGCAAGTGATGGAATACTTGTGGTTATAGCAGTAGATATCGCAGAAACTATCTCATTGTGAAAAACTGGTTTGTAAGTAATATGTAACTCAGCTATGTCATTTGTAGTAAGGATTTCAGCAAATTCAGTAAAATTAAAATTTGACAATTCATTACCGACTATACTAGTATCTGTGTTTATTTCTAATAACCTAAGATTTCCATTACTGTCTTTTGCAAAATCTGCAGAAAAAAATGTGCCTTTCATGTAGTAAGTATTTTAAAATAAATAGAAGTATTTTCAGTAATACCTACTGATCTGTTAGTCTTTTTTACCATAGTCACCGTATAAGCATTCTACTCCCCGCTATACAGAAATTGTATCTTACTTAGCCCTACTGTGCGGTATGGGTACTTAAGGGTAACTATCTTTAATTAATTTATTTGTTTTCCTCTACGGAAGCGGCACGGTAAGCTGTAATCAACTTTTTTATTTCACCTGCGAATTTGCGAGCTCTCTGTTGAGACGCTTTAGTAGTGCCGGAATTGTTTTCTGCTAATCCGTTAAAATTAGACTGTATTTCTTCAAATAACTCTTGTTTGTTCATAATTTTTAATTTAATTGTTTTAACCTAATAGCATATTTGGATCTATACTATCTTCTTTTTTATTTAACTCTGGTGTAATAGAAACTACTGCTTCTGTTATTAACATCGTACCAGCTACCGATGCGGCATTTTCTAGTGCCAGTCTTGCGACTTTGGTCGGATCAATAATACCTGCTGAGAACATATTTACTTTCTTATTCTCTCTAGGATTATACCCTAACCAATTATCTTTAGAGTTTCGTAACTCTTTATCAATACTGTTTATACTTTCGGCAGTAAATCCAGCATTCTGTAGTATCTTCTTAAATGGTGCCACACAGGAATTAAGTACTATCTGGTATCCTTTTCGTTCATCAGTAGAATCAATTGAATCTAATCTAGTTTGTAGCATTGTAGCTGCATTTAGTAATGCAATTCCTCCTCCAGGTAATATACCTTCTTCTAAAGCTGCTTTTGTAGCATGTAGTGCATCGTCAACTCTATCTTTCTTTTCTTTCATTTCAACCTCTGTATGACCTCCTACATGTACAATTGCTACTCCTCCAATAAATTTAGCTAAACGGTCTTGAAGGGTTTCTTTTTCGTAGGGTGAAACTGTATCGTCAATCTGGTGTTTTATCTCTTCAATACGAGCTGAGATTTTTTCTTCTGTTCCTTTAGCGTCAATAAGCGTGGTGGTGTCTTTACCCACAGTAACCTTATTAGCTTTACCAAGCCAGGTAGCATCAAATTTATCTAATCTCATTCCTTTTTCAGTAGATACTACTTGACCTCCAGTCATTATTGCAATATCCTCTAATACAGCTTTTCTTCTTTCTCCAAACTCAGGAGCTTTAACCGCCACTACATTTAGAATTCCTCTCATTTTATTAACAACAAGTGTCGACAAAGCTTCTCCATCTATATCTTCAGCAATTACTAATAATGATTTACTCTGTTGGGAGGCACCTTCTAAGATAGGTAGTAACTCTTTTACCTGTGTTAGACGTTTATCTGTAATTAAAATTAACGGATCACGAAGAACAGCTGTCATTGTGGTATTATCGGTAACAAAATAAGGAGATTTATAACCTCTATCGAATTGCATTCCTTCGACAGTTTCTAAATATGTTTCTCCTGTTTTTGATTCCTCAATTGTCACAACTCCGTCTCTACCTACCTTATCCATGGCAGTGGAAATTAATTCGCCTACTTCCGTATCATTATTAGCTGAAATGGTAGCGACTTGTTTTAGCTGCTCTTCATCCGTTATTTCTTTAGAGTAATCTTTCTGTAGGAATTCTACGACTTCTTTTACTGCTTTATCAATTCCTCTTTTAATATCTACTGCATTTGAACCTGCATCTAGAGAATTGATACCTTCATCAAGAATGGATTGTGCAAGTAGAGTAGAAGTTGTAGTTCCGTCGCCGGCTTGTTCTCCTGTTTTAATAGAAGCTTGTTTTACAATTTGTGCTCCTAAATTTTCAACTTTATCTTTTAATTCAATAGATTTAGCAACTGTTACTCCGTCTTTAGTAGATATTGGATTTCCCATCTCTTGTTCTAAAATAACATTACGACCTGAGGGTCCTAGTGTTGCGGTGACTGCATTTGCTAATTTATCTACTCCGTCTGCAAGTTTATTTCTTGCTTCTTTTGAAAAAATAATTTCTTTATTCATTTTATGATTCTTTTACAACTGCTAAAATTTCTCTGTCTTGTGCTATATAGAACTCTTCACCTTCAAAGTCAATTCGAAGTGTTCCTATTTTTGGAACAAGTACTATGTCTCCTACCTTGCAGGATCGGACAGTAATTAATTGATTATGTTCGGACATTCGGCCAGGACCGACTGCTAGTACTTCTCCCATTTCTGGTTTTTCTTTTCCTAAATCTGGGATTACTATTGAACCGTAAGTTTGTTCTCCTTCATCTATTGGTTTTAGAAGAACGCGGTCATTTGCTGGTGATAACTTTTTTAACATATATATAACGTTTTAGTTTATTAATATAAGAAATAAAATTTTAAGATCAAACTCGAGAGCGGAAATAATTAAGCTATTTTCAAAGTTTTTAACTCTGAACCTTTAGCGAAAGGGACTGTGATTTTAAGTAAACCATTTTCAAACTCAGCATTTGCTTTGCTTAAATTAAATTTACTATCAATCTTCCAACCAAGATTAAAAGATCGTTTAGCTATACCCTTATGTAGGTACTGACTAAGGTCATCTTCTTTTGGTCGGGTGTAGTTTATTCTAATTATATTACCCTGAATTTGTATCTCAACTTCTTCTTTTGAGATTCCTGTACAAGCAATATCTAGACCTAGACCGTTGTCTTTCTCGTAAATATCTACAGGATGGGGGAGTTTGGATGCTGCCAGTGGTGCGTATGCACTGGCGTCTTGGAAAAAATTCTTTACTAGAATGTCGAACGGATTGCGTTCGTAAAATAATGTACTCATATCATTTAAAATTTGTGATGCCCTAGGGTCATCGGTTAAAAAAAAAATATAAAATCGCTCTCGAGTCGACCTTAATTACTTTTAATAAATAGGATAAAATTTACTTTCCTACGTATCTTCCGTTTATAACTTTAATGACCATCTCTCCAGTTATTAGATATCTCTGGTGGTGCCTTTAGTGTAACACCGGGTAATACGGTAGTGGTCTCCATTATATGCTGGACTATAGGGGCAAACATTTCAGCATCATTCTCCGATACGTTTATTAAGAGCTGATCATGTACCTGTGCCTGGACTGTAGCATCTATGCCGAGCTCTCTTGCTTTACGATTAATCTTCACTGCAGCTCGATTTACTACCGCAGCGGCTAAAGATTGAAGTTGAAAGTTAAGACAGTTATTTAATCCATTTCTATAATCTCTATACGCTTGCATTACTTGCTCTTTACCGTATTTGATTTCTAACTCTTTTCTAAATCTCCAGTCCATTATACGGTCTTGAAACTTAATATAGGTCTTCTGTACTTTAGGTAAGTGCCTAACTCGGCCAACGTAGTTCTTTATAAAGCCATGAGCTTTCACTTGAAGTCTAGAGTTTTCTCTCCATTCTTTAAGTTGAGGGAAACCATTTAAATACCCTTGAACTAAACTTTCAGCAGTCTTTTGATCTACCCCTAAAGTCATTTTAAGAGCATAGGCCTCCATTCCGTATGCAATACCTAAAGAGTAAGCCTTTGCCTTATTACGTGCTGGTGCATCTAAGTTTTTAAGATAGTTGGTAGCCTTTTTATCAGGCGAGACTCCGTTAGGAAATCTTTTTAGATCCTGGTCTAGCTTTTCAGTTTTAATAGCAACGGTAGAGTAGAAATCCCATCCTTTATTAAAGATTTCCTGTAATGCAGTATCACCGGTAACTGAAGCAAAACAATGAGGTTCAAGAGATTCATAATCAGCATCTATTACTTTTCTACCTTCACCGGCTATCATAAAAGCTCTAACAATATTATTATACTTAACTATTATAGGAACATCTTCTCCTTCTTCTTTGGTTTTAGGTAACTGTTGAGCATCTGAACCATATCGACCGGAGACAGTACCGTTCTGCTTAAAGTAAAAATAATATTTACCATCTTCGGCTCTATCTAAGAATCTATCTACGTAGGTAGATTTAATTTTAAGTAGTTTATTATAGATTCGTAAATTCTCGGCCCATTCATAGTCTTTTGCTAATTCTTCAATCATATCCATGTCGAATTGATCTCTTCCGGATTTAGTATTACCGCCGGACTTAAGGGGAGTAATACCCATATATTTAAATACGATTTCTCCTAGATGCTTTTTAGATTGAATATTAATAAGGTCGCCGTCATTAGTTTCCTTCCACATACTCATAGAAATTCTATACATTTCTACTTCCTCTAAAAAAGATTCATCTCCAGTAAGTAGAAACTGCTTTACTTTTTCCTCTTTTTCATTAGTAGACTCTAGGTCTTGTATTACCTTTTGAGTTAATGTATATTTACCGGTCTTTTCAGATTTAGGTAGAGATAGAGAATAACGTTTAGCAAGATTCTGAGCCCAATTACCTTTATTTGATACCGGGAACTTATCGTTAGCGGTCTTAATTACCCAGGTTTTAGCTTCTGATGTAGCCAGTAAGGATTTCATTACAACCTCTTTATTATGAGCCAAATCAGTAGTTATTTCATTAAGAGTATTCTTTATAAGGTCCATATTAAGTTCAACTCCATATGCTTCCATAGGAACAGTAACTTCCCTATATACAGGCATTACCTCTTCTTCAAAAAAGAACTTCTCCAGGTTTTCTTGCTTAAGTTTAGCAAGGTAAAGATTACAGATACGGAGAGTAAGGTCAGTATCAGCCGAGGCATATTTAGATAAGATTTCAAGGTCTGCTTTATATATTTCATAACTTTCTTTAGTAACGGATCCTCCGTTATTTTTTATACTTTCTTTTAATTCAAGTTGTTCCTGATTAGCGGCTTCTTCAACGTTTAACCCTAGAGCTTCTTGATTCATAATTGCAATGGACTTTAGTCCGAATGGATTACCAAATCCAAAGGCTCCTTCTTCATAAACTGTATGAACTAGTAGCCCAGTATCTACCCAAATATCTTGTAGTAGATCCACACCAAAATAATTCTTTATAAACTGAACATCAAAGGAGGCATTATGGAAAACTAACTTTTTACCTTTAAGAAGTTTAAGTAGATTTATAGAGATCACCTCAGTAGAGGTACCTTCTATTTCCTGTAACACTAATTCTTCTCGATGGTAATCCCATACAAGGGTAGGTAAGTAGAATCCTATGCCTTCATCTCCGGATACTGACCATCCAATAATTTTATTCTTTCTAGGATTAAGTCCGGTAGTTTCTGTATCCACCGCAAGTACGTCTGAGTTACTTATATGTTGGTGGAGTAGCTCAAGAGTAGTTTTATCTTGAACAGTATAGTACTTTTTTTCTAATTTCATATATAACCTTTTAATTATAACTTAAATATAAGAACTTTTACTCAAATAAACAACTATGTACCTATTTTAATTTAGGTCTACAGTTTGAATGCATTATATTCTTACATTTCTCCGTAAAGATCAAACTTTTCGGGTTCGGGCTCTTCTATCAATATTTCATTTTCCTTTATAGCAAATAACTTACCATTTAAAGGCTCTAGTCTATAATGACCTTTGAATTGTGTTTTTCGCATATAAGCAGTTAGTGTTGCTACAAGGCCTGTGATAACTGTTGCTTTGTCTATTGTTAACTCCCAGCTATCACCAGGAGGAACTCTTTTAGCTATAAGTTCATTTTGCTCTTCTATTATTTTCTCAGTCATTATTTTCCTTTAATATAATCTAAAATTTCGTCTTGAATATCAGGTTCTATATAATCTTGAGATCCTGGGTTAGAGTTTTGTGGGGATAGTACCCATCCTTCTTTTTTAGCTAGTTCTAAAACACCAGAAACTTCACTATTAGAATTAGCTGTATCACCATTCATTGACCCCAAAAGCACAGGGGCTAATTTGGTTTCTGGAATAGAATCCCACCACTCTTTTAATGTAGGGAAGGCTTCAAGAAAGTTTTTATTTCTTCTTATATCGTATTGAGTATAGAAGGATTTCCAATCTCTTTCTCTACTTTCAAAAGAGGAAGTATGTTTATGTCCAGTCTTGATTTCTCTAATATAGGCAATAAGTCTTACTATACCATCTTTCTCCATCTCTAAGAGATACTGAGTATTCAATTCTAGCCATTTTTCGATGTGATCTGCACGTTCTTTTCTAATATATTCCGGTAAGGTTACTATAGACTGGAAGCTTGGAAATCTTAAAATATTAAAAGAGCAGATTGGAAAATGATCTCCATATTTTTGTTTCAATTTTATTACTTCGTCCATAAATTCTGTTATAGAGAATAGGCACAAAGCATTAATTGTCATCATAACATTTAAAGATTTGATATTAGCTTCATCACATACTCTGTACATATTAGATAACCACTTATCCCAAATTAAATTATACCGTATATACTCAGACTGCAATCCTGTAGATTCATTAGATGTATAAAGATGAAATGATTTGATATTATGACTTGCTTTAATTAACTCATCTAAGAGTCTATCTTTCTGCCCTAAATTAGAATTAACTGCAAACTCAACTTCACACTCTTTATGTGTTTCCCACCACTTCATTAGTTTCCAAAAATCTGGGGACATGGTAGGTTCACCGCCTGTCACTCTTAATTCACGTAAACTAAATTGTAGCTCGGCTTCCCACCATTTATAAAAAGCTTCTACATAAGGATTATTTTCATTTTTCCTGCCGTATGGCATGGCATGACCACCATCGTGTTGGAATGCTACCGCACCATCGGATACCAGGTTTTGATACGGGCCGAATTGTTTGATATCTTTTTGCCAAGTAGTTGAAAATGAAGCATTGCAGTAAGAACAAGCAAAATTACAATTAGGGTCAAATGCAATTTCTAAAGTCTTTAAGTCAACATCTTCTTGCCATCCAAATTTTGACTTAGCATCTTTAAGTTCCTCATCGGTATAAATTACAGATTTGTAAACTCTATCTGATATTTTATCTTCCCCTAGGTCTTCAATCTTCCAGCAATATTCACACTCTTTTGGTCTTTCTCCTTCGAGCATCTGCTTTCGGATAAGCTTCTTATAACTAGTGTTGTGTATTGCTTTATAACTTTGGGCTACTTCCTCTAAAGGTATCTTATGTGCGGGTGGGTGATGGCAGCTTGCAGTAGTACCATTTCCTAGCCATATAGTAGCGTTATACCATTTGGCTCCGCAGAAAGCAGGGGATACAGAGTTTATTGCTCTATCTCTGTATTTCTGGTAGCTTTCGTTTCCTTTTTTTGCGAATATTCCCATATTATGTTACTATCCCCCTCATGTAAATTTTTACTGTCTTAAAGTTTTGGCAATTCTGAACTCTGGTGAAGTAAAGAATTCTGGTATCAGCATTGAATGCGTTGCTCTAATTGGATTAATATCAATTCCTCCTCTACGGGTGTATAAACAAGATACCATTAACTGCTCAGGTTGAAAAGCATCATATAGGTGTCTAAATATCATTTCACATATTTCTTCATGAAAATGTGATACAGTTCTATGAGAAACTATATATTTAGCGATTGATCCGGATGATGGTATTTTCTTTCCTATAATTTTTATGTAAACATCTCCCCAATCCGGTTGATTTGTAACTCTACAGTTTGATCGAAGTAAATTTGAGGATAATTTTATTTCACTTGATTCTTCAGCAACTTCTTCTACTGTTAGTTGAGAAGCATCGGATTGAAAAGCGGTAAAGTCTATTTGATCTAAATCTGTTGCATCTTTTAAATCTACGTACCCTTCAAAAGAAAGCGGGTGACCATCATCATTAGATGTATAAAAAGAAACAGTTGTATCAGTTTCTAATAATTCATCTAGATCCCTTTTGACTCTTGCTTCAATTCCAGAAATACAATCTGATGCGGTCTTGCCGATTTTAGTCATATTAAGTGAATTCAAGTAAAGTTTAATTGACTTAGACTCTACGTGATTATATGAATCAGCAGGGCAAACTATTTTAAGCATTCCGGCTACGGGTTGACCTTTTTCGGTTATTGCTGAGACTTCATATGCATTCCAGGTATCTACCCCAACGAACTCTTCTCCGGTTAAGCTATATGCTTCTCGATTAAGGTATCGAGGAATTTTCACTAATAGGGATGCATCGTATTGATCTGAGTAACCATCACCGCCTACTTTACCTAAATGTCTGTTTGCTAGACTTACTACTTCTTCTTGATTCTTATCTGCCATAATTTTATTTAATAAATTCCAATATTTGCTCTACTCTTTGCATAGGAGAACCAGTAACTTTTATCATATTACTGTTTATACTAGCTAATTGATTTCTAAATTCTTTATCTATATCTCTTCTCCACTCTTCATTAATACTCCTAACTCCATCATCAACTGATTTGAACTCTATAGGAAAGTAAACATAATGTGAATATTCATTTTTAATTCTTGACCAAGTATCATCAACAAACGCTACGGTTGCAGCGCTTGCTTTATTCATATACTTAGTATATACTACTAAATCCATATAACATCGATCTAACACACAGTTATACGGTTTAAGTAATGCTTCTAAATGAAAACTAGAGATTGCTAATTGAGTTTCCGAAGTTCCTTGTTCATTAATAGGAAACCCAAACTCTTTGACCGTACGAGTAGATTCATTTATAAACTCGTATTTAGGTAATTTACTTTTCAGTAATTCATATACTGTAGTCTTACCGGTACTGCTTGCTCCTATTAATGCTATTTTCTTTACCATGTAACCTTTTTTAAAAACATAACCCACATACTTAAACTCGTATCTCTAAATTTAAGGAATAATTCTTCAATTTCCAACTCTTCAGCATTAAATTTTCCAGTTGCTATAACTCCTCCTTCGTCTACTCCTTTAGTTACCCTATGTAGTACACAACCTGCTTGTTTGTAATTACCTCGGTAAGCTCTTATTTGAGGATCTTTACCTTTAAGTTCTGGATACTCGGTTATAAGTCCTGGATGACCATTAATTATCTTGTATTTTTCACAGAGCTCAGGAGGAATCACTCTTAACCAACCATGTAGAGTTATAATTGGATTATCAAACTTACTTAAAAATCTTTCATAATCCTCAACAGTAGGTTTATTAGGGGTATAGCGTACAATACCTTTATTATTAGCCCAGGAAAGTATCTGCTTATTTATTTTCCTCAAATTTTCAGGTCTCTCATTAGTAATTATTCTATCAGGCAGTCTTCCTAATTTTTCTACTAAATCTACTATTTCGGTACCTGTTTGACTAAAAAATACAATCCAGGGTTTATTCTTATTCATTCCAAAACTTTCTAAACTTTTTTATATTTACTTTTATTAACTCATTACTTATCTCCGCTAAAGGAGTATTGATTAATGTGAATAGCTTTTGAGATTCCTTACTCCATAATCCCGTTTCTCCGTACTTAATATTCTTAATAGCATGTACTACAGGGTTAGATGTATCCATTGAATAGATCCATGGATAGTTTCTATAGTACATTCCTTCTTGGGGTAATGAACATCCTAATAGGTGATGAGGTTTATTCTCGTTCAATATCCCATCTTTTAATAAGTCCCCTAATAGTTTTACTCTGCCGAGCATCCAACTAACATACTTATTTGGATGAGGAACAGACTTACTATAGTAGGAATAATCGAAAGAGATTGCAATCATATCTACGTTAGTAGATTTATCCATGTACTTGTAACAATCGCAGATTTCTTTATAGGATTTTCCTTGTACAACTCCTATACTTTTGCCTGGAACATCATCGTGCTCTTTATACCATTTCTCTGCTTGTCGCATAGTCTTTTCTGCGTTCTCTAATGCATCAGGAATAATGTACCATTCCGGACGTAATTTTTTTACCCATTTAGCAAAACTATCAGCATCAAAAGCTTCTTCCAATTCAAAGATAGAATTATCTAAAATAACTTCTCTACCTTTTCTTAAAGCTTCTTTAAACTGATCTAGATATTCTTTATCTTCCTCAAGTAGGTGTACTAATGCGTACGAGTAATCTGTAACTTTATTTACTTCGTCGAAAAGACTCTTAGGGCTCTCATGTGCTATTCGGATCATCTAGTTTCTTTATTTTATTAACCCAGTACTGTAAACCTGGGCTTGTTATATTCTTTAATATACGTGTGCTATTTTAATCATTTAAAATTTCTACAGTTTTATTAATATCTGTCATAGCATTATTCATAATCTCCATAGCTTGGTCTAATTTAGCCTGATAGCCTTTAAAGTCAGCTGCTTGTTCTACAGCTTGTTTAGCTACTGAGTAAGGTATTACATCTATGCCTAGGTTCTTAACATATATTTTATGTTCGTCTAAATTTATCATTAGAAAAATTGTTTTAAGTTAGGTCTAAAATAATTAATAGATTTCATTACTTTTTTATCTCTTGATCGATAAACGATATACCTTCCATTCGCAATTTTCTCAAAATGACAGGCCTCACCTTGTTCCTTACTTCTAGTGCTGACAGTAAGTATGGCTTCTGCTTCAGAAATACAAGCTTTTGATAGATTGCTCGCTTGCACTTCTTGATAAGCCGGCCATATCTTATCCTTAAGGCCGTGTAACATAACACCGTTCCCAAGGGAAACGTAAGTAATATCACAAAGAGCATCCAAAACTTCCACGATGTTTCCATCTTCGCAAGCTTGTTTATATTCCTCAAGTTCCTCGAGGATAAAATTGTAGACGAATTCCCATTCCTCTCTTTTCGGTATTGTTGGTTCATAGTTATTTGGTTTTCCAAAAGTAGCATTAAAAATTTCTACTTCATCTACAAAAGGTACCCCATTAACCCATACAGGTAATTCTTCTTCTTCTTTGAATAATGATAATTGTTCACCCATTCTAGTATACTTTAATAATTCTAGATTCTGTTAAGCTAATAATCTTAAAGTTAGTCTCACTAAGCTCTTCTAACATTTTATATGTCTTAGTTTCTGCTTCAGTTCCTGACATTGCGTCTACTAGGTAGATCTCTTTTACTTTCTGAATTCTGCCTCTATCGTTTTCTTTTTCAAACTGTGCTGTTACTTGCCAATAATTCATAATTTTATATACTTTTAGGTTCTATTATAATCATCTTCTAATCTCACTATATCAGTCTCTTCAAAAGAAGTACCTGTTTGTACTTCAATAAAAGTTACAGGTGCATCTGTTTTGTTCCAAGCCCTGTGTTTAGCTTCTACCGGAATTTCTAATGTATCTCCTGACGTTAATAAATGGTCTACCCCGTTGAGTATAACATTAAGTCTTCCTTTTACTACCGTCCAACTCTCGGAACGTTCTGTATGAAACTGGTACGATAGTCTTTGTCCAGGATCTATAGTTAATTCTTTAACTTTACAGAACGGGGTCCTGAGTATTACTTCAAAATACCCCCAGGGTCTTTCTTCAAAATCTATTAATGTATACATCTACCTGCTAATTCTATGTTTTTATAAAACTCAGCTCTTGCTGAATCTTCGTCTAGGAAGCAACCAGATAATTTAGCTGTTTGCATCGAAGCACCATTATGTTTAATACCTCTACAACTAACACAATTATGTGTAGCTGAGATCATTACAGCAACCCCTAGGTTACCTTCACAAATTTTATTAACTGCATTGTGAATTGCAACTGTAAGTTGTTCTTGAATTGCTCCTCTTCTACCAAAGTGCTCTACAATCCTGTTTAGCTTAGATAACCCAACTACCTTGCCATCATTTGAGGGGATATAAGCTATGCTTACTTTTCCTCCAATAGTCTGGTGATGGTGACTACACATTGAAGTGACTGGGATAAGGCTTTCTTGAACTATACCGTCATACCCGTCGGAAGGAAAGGTAGTAATTTCGGTCATAGGTTCAAATCTACCCTTCCATAAGTCGTTTACGTATGCTTTCGCAACTCTTCTAGGAGTATCAGATGAATTAGGATCATTTTTCCAATCACATCCCAGGGCAGTTAAAAACTTTCCGAATGCTTTTGCAGCGTTCTTTATAATCTCTTCTTTTTCTGCGGTGCTCAACACACCCATTTTTCCTTTGGCAGCTAACTGCGAAGATACACCGTTGGCGTAACCTTCTTTAACTAGTTCGGTACCTTCTATAAACTTTTTTGACATCTATAACTTTTTAAATATACTTAAATATACGAACTTTTGATTAAATATCCAAATAGTCCTGTATTTCTTTTGAATCTTTTTTCTCCCATGGGTACACTATCCATCCTGAAGTATCTTGTAGTTCTTGGGCAAAATAATCCGGTTTTACTATAGATGATAATTTATAATGTAGGGTAGCAAACTTACAGTCAAACATCGTCTCTCTCAACTCAAATAATGTTTTACCACTATCCGCTATATCATCAATTACTAGCAGTCTAGGAGGGTGTAAATAAGTGAGTTCCTTGTATTTAGTACCGAACCTATGTGAATAGAGAATTGCTAGAATTGTGCCGCCTCTTGGTATTCCAGCTACGTAGTCTATAGGTTCTTCTATTTGTGCATAAATCTTATCTAATAAGCCATATACATCTTCCCAACTTAAATAAACTTTTTTATTCATAACTATAAGATAGTAAATTATCTCTGTTTTAACAACTTTAGAATTTGCTTTACTGTTTTACTCCCTACTTCTACTTCATGGTACGGTAAATTATGTTCCTCTAATTTAGCTTTGCATAATTCATCAATCTCTATAGATTGTTTTAAATCCTGGAATCTTTCTGCTTCATTAATTTCAGTATTAGATCTCTTCAACAGGATGTTTAAATTGTCGTAATTGTTATGTAAGTCAACAACCATTTTATGGAAGGACTCTCCGTAATATTCTGCTGGATACCCTTTAGTGTAGTAGCTGTGATATATAGTTGAGAACATTATAGGTGAATCAATAACAATGTAATCTACTTTACCGTAGGATTGTGCTATACCTCTATGTTGGTTAGCAAATACGTATAACTGATCTTGTATAGCAGGGTAATTTTTATCCCATGCTAAAGTTTTGGGAAATTCATAAGGATTATTACAACTAATATGTTTTTTCTTTAATTTGTAAGTAATTCCTGCTGAAATAGATGATTTTCCAATTCCTGGTCCTCCGAATAAGTTTATGAGTATACTCATTTACCCTAGTAGTTGTCTAATCAAACTAAACATGTAACCAACCATACCTACTACATTAAGAAGAGATAGATTGTATTGCTTTGTTTTCTGTGTCTGAATAGTTAATAAACCTAATCCTATGAAGGAACCAAGTTTACCTAGTGGTGTATCTATAAAATAAGGTGATACCATCATTAATGCCGTTCCTAAATAAAGAACTCCATACTTATAAAAAATGTCTTTCATGAAAATATTTCGTTTAAAATTGTTGATAGTCTTATTCCTGCTTGATATAATCTTTGGTCTATAATTGGTAGAACTTCATATACATAATCGTACGATAAGTAAGATCCTGCAGTAGTTTCATAAATTTTAGGTACATATGAATGAGATTCCTTAGACCATTCTAATGCATTTCCTTGAGGAAAATCTGCTTTATTATTAAATTGGTTCATAAGCTTATCAGCATATTCTTTATAACTCATCTTATAATCATCAATGATACCTGCATCCCATAAATCATGTAGGTTAGTCCAATTCTCAGCTCCTTTTCTTCCTTTGAAGTTTACTTTAATTTTGTTACCTCCCCAATCTTCTTCTCTACCTGTGTGAAGTGGTTGATGTATATCACCCACCATATGAACTAAGTACTTTAAGTAGAATCTCTTCATATCCTCAGGAGCAGAAGGTAATTCTAATATTGCAATAGCTCTTTCTATAATCATTACAACGTTTTCTTGAGTATGTTCTATTTCATCATACTCTTTATCTATTGGGAGATTAATATAGTGCCACTTAGCAAACTCATCATATTCTGGGTTACTTCTCATCTCATCAGCCCAAGTACTAGCATTTGCAAGTGATTGTCCGTCTAATAAATCTCTAACTTTTTCTCTAACCTCTTCTGTTAAGTTATTTTCTGCTATTTCACCAACTACTCTATGACCAGTCTTACCCCAACCTAATAGATTGAAAGGTATTAATAAAAGTATAAATATATTTTTCATAGTAAATAAAAAAAGGGGAGTGTTTAAGCTCCCCTAATTGTTTCTTTAAAAGTTATAACGTAAACTTGCGTTCCAAGTTCTACCAAATCCAAACCATACTGAGTTTCTTACATCAACGCCTTCCCAGGTTACAGAAGTATCATCAGCGTGAATATTTGAGTTAGATTCTGCAATATATGTTGTATTGAGTAAATTGTTAATATTTGCTCTTACAGTCCATCCTTTACCAATTTTTCCAGTTATACCAAAATCAACTAAACCAAAAGAAGGTAATTTAAGTGCTCCATTGTTATCAGGGTTAGTAAACTCTGAGTCAGTAATAGAATAATCAGCATACAGCCCATCGACAAATCTATAATCTAAATCTAGTGATAAGTGTTTTCCAATTTTTTGATCTACTCCTATATTACTAGTAAATTGTGCGGCATCTCCTACTTTAGCATCTTTTAGGTAAAGTGTACCCGTTCCAATTGATTCTTGATTTTCATCAAATAGTTCTGAAGTAAAATCTTTAGTATATCTCCAATCACCGATTGATAACATACCTGTAAATCTAGTAGAACTAGATAACTGATATTTACCTTCAAATTCTATACCATTGTGTCTTACATCAATATCTTTAAATTGAGCTGATCCATCTACACCAAATTGGTTAGATAAAGAACGAGTAACAAATCTATTACCCCAAGTTGTAGAATATGCATTAACTTTAAATGATAAATCTTTACCAATAAAACCATACCCTAATTCAATAGATTTAATTTCCTCATTTTGTAAATCAGGATTAATATCATTTATATAATTAGGAAATACAGCACCAAATTGAGGTTGACGTGAAATATACCCTGTATTAAAGAATACATTTTGTTTTGCATCAATGTTGAAGTTAGCACCTCCTTTAATATAACCACCACGTTGGTTTTGTACCTCTGATTCTGGGTTATCTGGTACGTCAAAGTAGTCAATTCTTTGAAATGCTTGATTTGAAAGTCCAGATTGTACTACGGCTGTTAGTTTATCACCACCATATTCAAACATAGAGTTTACACCAGTCCATCCAACTTTACCTACATTATGATAATCAATCTTAGGTCCATCTAAACCGGTACTACCAAACGGACTAGCCGCAACAGTTGTGTTGATTATTTGACCATTAGAGTTCTTATTACCTGTTGAGTAGTACCCATCTAATCCCATAAGATTGTTTAGTACTCTATAATGCTGACCTGTATATTTTCTTAAATCAATACCAATAGATGCTTTAACTTTACCAAACTGTCCTTCTAAGTTAGAAATACCACCAACCCAATTATGTGAGTTCATTGATGCTCTTCTAATAAGTACTTCTCTGTTAACACTTGAATCTCTAAATCCGTTTGAACCAATTAAGAGTCCTGAGAAAGCTGAAATATCACCAGTATAACCACTAGTGGTTGATTGGTTATGTGCAACAATAGCATCAAAATTAATTGAACCGTCTGGATTTCTTGAACCTCTACCATTTTCTGAGTAATGCTCAGTAAGGTCTATTCGATATGGAAGTATATCAGAATCAGATGCTCTATAATTGGCTCCTCTTGGACCTGTTCCTCCACCTCTACCAGCTGAACCATATAATGATGTGGCTAATTTAAGCTTAGAATTAATTTTATAATCCCAGTTAAAAGTTGCTAATGGTTTATTATAGAAGTTTCTTCTCATTGAGAATTCTTCTCCATTTAGTGTACCTCCGTTTGAGTTCCATCTAGTATCAATTCCTTCATCACCGAAATTTTGGTAATCTCTAATAGAAACCCATACATCTCTTTGATGGTGCCATTGACCTGCTCCTAAGAATGAAAAGTTTAACTCATGTTTAGAACCTTCTGGTGCATATCCAATAGCAGTGAAATAATTAAATCCTTCTCCTGAGGTATTATTGATATACCCATTACCGCTCCATTTAGATAGAAGTACAGATGTTGCCCATCCACTTTCGCTCTTACCGGAATTGTAAGAAGCTACAGTCTTTGAGTACCCATTATTACCCACCATTTGTGAGATTGAGCCTCCTTTTTCTTTATCAACAGCTTTAGTAAAAATGGAAATAGTTCCTCCAACTGAAGGGACTGCCAATTTAGTTGCTCCCAATCCTCTCTGAATTTGAATACCACTAGCAACATCAGTTAAACCTTGCCAATTACTCCAATACAGTCTACCATTTTCCATATCGTTAACTGGTTGTCCGTTAATTAAGATAGAAGTATTAGTTTGATCAAATCCTCTTAAAGATATTCTTGAATCACCATAACCACCGCCTTGCTTAGTAGCATAGACACCAGGTACTTTATTCATAATTTCAGGAAATTCCTGATTTCCACCTTTAAGTTGGATATCTTTTGAAGATATTGATGATACGGCAATAGGGGTTTTTCTTCCTACAGCAATATCAATTACTCCTGAGGTAACTACTACAGCATTTAATTCTGCAATATTTACTTCCATGGTAACATCTACAATTGATCTAGCTCCGATTACAACCTCTTGTTTGTTATAACCTACAGCACTAAAAACAAGAGTGCTTCCAACTTCTGGTATATTTAAATCAAAAACACCATTGAAATCTGCAATAGTTCCAATATTGGTATCCTTAATTACTATACTTACCCCAGGTATACCTTCGTTATTTTCGTCTACCACTTTGCCGGATACAGTACGTTCTTGTGCGTTTACAATTAGAAACAGAAAACTTAGGGAAATAGTCCACAGAAGTCTTGTTCCTGATTTTAAATAATTTTTCATTAGCAGTAATTTTTAAATTTTAAATTTTAAATATTGAACAAATTAAATTAACTTAAATTAAATTACCCAAACTGGTAAGTACCTTAACTAAAATAGTGTATATACTTAAAAATTCCGATTTGAAGTAATTTTTTCTTCACATTACATTCATGTAGTTGAGATAACCCAACCTTCTGTATGCACGTATAGTTTTTTTGATTTTTTTTCTACTAAATCTAGTTTAGCTGTTAACAATTCCCACTGAGGGTATGTTATTCCGGATGGCCCTATAGATGTTATAAACACTTGTAACCAATTTATGAATTCCTTTTTGCTCATATTATTTGACTCTATAGTCTACCCAATCTGTTCCTTTAGTATCTATGTTTGGAAATTCATAGATTCTTATTGTACCGTTAATGTCTATAGTCTTTCTAAAAGATGTAGGAACCATTGCACCTGTGGGTAATGTAGTGGTATTATCGTCAAATAAAACTTCGACTTTAACTTTTACATCTACCCCGAAGTAATTAGCGGCGTCTCTTTCAAAAGCTTCTAACTGACTCCACTGGCCTCTATTTAAACCTTGATGCTGTAGAACTGAGTTGAGATACGAAAAAGATTGATGAAGGGATTCTTTTGTACAGCTAAAAGAAGCTGCCGGAGCAAGGTGACCCTTATCGTAAACATTATCTTTATAATCTTTATCATCAGAGGTACTGATGCCTTCTGGGACCCAAAAACTCTTTCCTGATCTAGAAAATGTTCCGTTAGGGCAGGCTACAATGTAGGTTAATTCTAAAGGCTGTTGTGCTATTTCAGAGTAAACTACAGTAAATATATCTGTCTTGATTGTCTTGATTTGTTGTGCAGATATAGCAATTGAACATAACAGTAAAAATGTGCTTATACTATATTTTTTATTCATATGTAATATAACTTTTAAAAATTTAATTTATATCTAAATATAGTCAAATTAACTGTAAACGGCAACTATGAATGTACTTTTTTCAAAAATTAACTCCAACACCAAATTGAACAAATTCTCTTATTGGATCCATATCAAATTTTAAAGTAAAGTTTTTAATGTCATACATAGTTCCTACTTTTAAGGTAGTAAACTTTCCATTAGATTTGGGGAATGTAATTTCTCCTACTACATCTTCTCCTCTCCAGAAAATATCTTCTGATCCAAAGCCTATCATACAGTGTATACCAATTCTCTCAACCCTCCTACCTATACCGAAGTAAAAGGTTCTTTCTTTAATTAAATCATCTATTAAAGGAAAATCAATATCATCAATTTGCCCATCTTTGAAAAAAGTAGAACGATCAGGTTCATAGGTTGAATGAAAGTCCATAATAAAGTATATTTTATTACCAACAGCAAAGTACCCACCTAGTTGTTTATTTGTAGAATACAGAAACCCAACATTTACGATGGGTTTTTTACCTTTAATGGTATCTGTTTGTCCGTCTTCAAATACATAAACACGTGCAGGTTGTCTATATCCCTGAGGGGTGTAATAATTATAATCTATATATGTACTATATCCGTAATTTGGAGCTCCCCATCTTCCCCATCTACCGTAACCCCAATACGGGTCATAGTTATTGTACATATTAGAGTAGTAATATGGATTTTGACCGTAAAAATTAGATTGGTTATTTAGATTATTCGGTTGGTATGTAGTTGAAGAGTTAGATTTAGTTGTAGTAGGTGGGTTACTCCTCCAAGTACTTTGGGTATTTGTG